GAAAGAAAAATGAGAAAAACGATTGAATAATAAAAGGATACATAATCATGTGTCCTTTTATTGTTTTAGAAATAGTGCAAAGTAGTATATAATTACCAACAAGAATTTAAATGATCGAGGATATGGAGGATAAGGGTATTTTAGATAAGGCAAGAATGGAAGGCATGAACCAAGGGGTATGGCTGTCGGTTCAGGAGCTGGCTCACGACGGGCGATGGACGCAAGCCGCAGAGGAGCTGGTATCTTCTTGTGGATTGACCGAGGATGAATGTAGGAAGCTGCAAGAAGAAAGCGGATCGTTTAATGATGAGATGCTTGAATTTATTGATATAGTATTTGGTCATACGGATATGATAGGTGAAGGTGAAGATGATACAGAATAAACATGTATAAATATCAAATAGTAATTATATACAATAAAAATTATGAGCTTAATAGATAAACTAGAAGACTTGGTGGCTAAGGTAGACACCGAATACCAAGAGAAGATGGAGGCGGTGATCCGGGAGATAGTTCCGGGGATGCCGGAAGGGAACGTGCGCCATGCCGCCGAGTGTATGTGTACGGACAGGATGGGGAGCATGATGGATATCGATATTTATATATTAAAGGAAGAGGATAGACCTTACGAATGCCATTATCTAAAGGATCTGCTGGAGGATAGGGTAGCTAGAATAGCCAAAATGCATGAGGATGAAAGTTATACATACAATATGGATGATAATTATTGGTGCGCCACATGTGGATCCCATTCTCATAAAAAGGATTCCAAGACAGGGTATTGTTGGTATTGCGATACAGTTAATTGGGTTAAAGAGGATGGGAAGGATGTTGGAATATAAAAACAAGCAATTATATAACAAGGAGGAATAAACATGGGAAGAGGTGTTAATACAGGCGCCTTGTCTCCGGTCGGCGGTATCGGGGAAATACGAATGCGAGCAAACCTGCGAAAAATAGTGGCGTACAAAGATTTCGCGAAACAGATGGTCATGGCGCAATACGAATGATAGAGGAGATTGGTGATTAAAACATTAAATAACATTAAACATGAAAAAGAGTAGAAGAATTGTAAGGAAAATGAGCAAGAAGAGCCTTATCAACAAGAAGGCTCTTCGGTATATTATCGCAAACAGTAATTTATGTAAACATGCGATAAGAGAATTGGAATTAGCCGGATATGGCAAAGAAGAGGACGGTCCTAACAAATGGATGCGCGAACAGGTAATAGAAGCTGTCGCGCTGTTCTCTTCTCATGGGAACAGCGGGTTCTCGGCACCATTTGAAATCAATCTCGTCAAGAAACTTTGCAGTTTTGATATAATCTCTCCTTTGAGATTTGATGATGGCGAATGGGGAAAAATAGGCTTAGACGGGAGTTGCCAGAATAAAAGAAAATCATCGATATTCAAAGAGCCGGACGGGAGTATCCATGATGTTGATGCATTTTCAAAAGTTCCTGTAAAAAAGTTTTTATTCGCCACTCGAACGTGGACGGAGAACATTCATAAGATAGGATGGATAGGAGGGTTGTTTGAGACGGACGAAAACGGAATACTCACTGGAAGATATTTTGGTAGATGTAATGTAAAAGACTATCAGAACGGATATATGCCAAAAGGCAAGAAAGAAATACCATGCAGGGAGATAGAGATATCGCCGGACAATTGGATTATGACAGTTGAATCAAACAATGAGGCTTTGATTGAATTGTCAAAGATTTATGATATAGTCTGGCGACAATGCCCTTGCTTGAAAGGCATAATGGATACCAACGTTACACCGGAACTTGAAAGATTGGCATGCGAACAAATGAAGGGATAAACAATGAATGACAAATTTGTAGACATGCCGAAATGCATGGTGGACAAATACGAAACCGCCGACTTTATTGCCAGCGACCCCGTCCAGTTCCCAAGGCGGTATTCCGGGCGGGACGCGGAGGTCAGTGGGCTCATTACTTCGTGGCTCTCGTTCGGGAATCGAAAGGCGATCATCGGGGCGGCGGAGCGGATGGACAGGGAGTTTGGTGGCAGTCCTTACGGGTGGCTGATGGATAGGCAATATGTGAAAGTATATAATTACCTTACTAGATATGGGAGAGAAGAAGATAAAAATGTGCAAAAAAGACGAGTCTATTAAAAAAGTGCTTGAGGAGATAGAGGATAAGGCTATTGAATCTCGATATACGAATATGTATGATTGGCAGCGCAGGGATCTTTCAAAAGAGGATCTGTTTGAGTATGCGGAGGAAATGAGGAAATGTCTTGATAAGATATTTGATTTGGCAATTAATGAAAGGCTTAAATAATTCAACACAAAATCATATAAGATGATAACTTCTATAAGGATAGACGACAACAAGAAGACTCCATTTAAATATATCCCAAAGATAAAAGCGTTCAAAAATGGCTCTGAGTTTATATTCAAGCCCGGCGTGAATGTGATTGTAGGCAAGAACGGGAGCGGGAAATCAACCCTCCTGAATATGATATCGAAGTACATGTTGTGCGAGAAAAAGATGTGTTCTGAATTACCGTCAGAAGCATTGTATTTCCCGGATATATTTGATGATGACAAGGTGCTTGACGGGATCAGTATTAAGTCGGATTATATTGGGAAAGTCTTCTATCTCCTACAGCAAACTGAAATGAGAAAGGATGATATATTGGATAATATCAATAATTTAAGTTTGTATATGAATGGAACATCTAGATCCTCTGGGGAGAAGAACCTTCATGCCATGAACTCGCTTTTTGATTTTGTGTTTAACCAAGATGAGTATGCGTTTCCGATACAGAAGCTTATGGAATTTAAGAAAAAGTCAAATGAGTTCTGGGCAAACAGGATCGACAATCTTTTAAAATACTACAAAGACAATCATGTGGTATTAATGGAGAAGGATTTTGAGTATACAATCCTTATGGATGAGCCGGACAGGAATTTAGATATTGACAATATCATGGATCTGTACAAGGTATTGTCATTTCATAAACCGCAAACACAAATTATAGCCGTAATTCATAACCCGGCTTTGATTTACAAGTTGAGCAAGCCGGATTGCGTGAACTTTATTGAGATGACAAAAGGGTATTTGAAGAAAATTACTGGTTTTATGAATAAAAAATAAGAAAGGAGATGAGAGAAGAATTGAGAACAATAGGATCAAAAGGACGCCATGTGTTTACAGCAACCTTTGTTAGATTTGGATTTAGGAATGGATACATTGGACCTGTAAAAACGATGCTTTTACAAGATGTGACACTTGATAGCAAAATAGTATCAGATCATTTGTGGTTCGATTTAACAAAAGGATTTAGTGGTGCTGATTTATCGCCAGGCGATGTGGTTGAGTTTTGCGCAAGGGTTAGTGCTTACGAGAAAGGATACAAGGGGCACAAGGATGATGTACTTAATAGACCGATAGAAAGAGACTATCGATTATCAAGACCGACAAAAATTAAAAAGATCGGGAAGAAATTAATATTAAAAGATGAGGGGAAATAATACATGATAATTATATGCCTAAAAAATTTATAATTTATTAAAATATAATGATATGAAAATTCAAGTAGAATTAAATTTGGAAGATGTATTCGAGGAAGCTATGTACAATGAAGCGACGTTGAAAGAGGAGTTTACCAGCTCGGTCAGGTTAGCTGTAATACGTGAACTTAAAGAAAAGTTCAAGAATGAGTTGATGAGAGAAATATCCAATCCGATATCAGAGAAAATTGAGGATATAGCGAGGGAATCAATGAGCGATCTCATCGAGAACGCCAGCGAGAAGAAATATAGATTCAGGTCAGATTATATGGATGAGGAGTTGACAGTAGACGAGTTTATAAGAGGCAGGATGAAGAAAGTTGTAGACAGCAACATCGAGACAATGGTAGAATCAAAAGCCAAATCTTTTGTCAATGAGTTAAGGAAAAGGTATGATATGGCGTTCGCTGCCTTTGTCGTAGATAACATGAGAAAGCAAAATATGTTGAAGGAAGATAAGATAGCTGAGCTGTTAAAGGACAACCCAAATGAGAAATAGGGAAGATGCCAAAGGAAGACGGAGATCGGTGCTCATGACACCGCCCGTACCGGAGAAGGTCAGGGTATTATCCCCGGCATGGTATAGGGCGGCAGTGGAGTTTCAAGGTAGGCCGGAGCAGGAGCGACTAGCCTTTTGCTCGTGGTGTTGTTGTCATGGAGGGTGTAATTTGTGTATGGATATAAGCAAATACAATATAAAAGGGCTTAAGATATATGGAGGATAAGGTGATTATATACCATTTTACGATTTTAGTGTAAAATGGTATATAATCACCTAAGCGTATTAACTATTAATAATGTTTATTTAATTTAATTCAAAAACAAAATGTCTACTTTTGTAGACACATAAAAATTACACATATGAAAAAGAGTAAATTTGTAAAGGAGTTAGAGAGGATCATCGATATGGTTAAGGCCGAGGATGATGGTTTCGAGTATGGTGGTAAAGTCATTTTCTATAAAGAAGATGATGATAACTATGAAATCTCGGTAAAGAACATCGAGATGAATCTTATGGTAGAGGCCAATACTATGGCTAGTATGAATGATAGGACTTTCGCCTGCCTTATGAGTGAGGTCTATAAACAAAAGTTTACAAAGGCTATAACGATATCGGAGGATGAGGATGATGAAGACAATTGATAAGATGACCGATCAGGAGATATATGATCTTACTGATGAGCAGGTAGAGAAATTGATCGTAACAAGATGTGCGGAGGAAGGTGTCAGGTTTATAGATGAGCCTCCAGTCATGAAGACGTATGGATATAAATCTATTTCTCCATCTCATTTCTTCTACTATTTGGAGGGCTTGAATATAGCCGTTCTTGATCAGAATGATGCTATTAAGATAGCTAAGTTATTAAGTGAATTTGATCTATACAGGACTAGATATGATTTCACCATATCCAATGAGGAGCTATGCAGTAGATTGGATATAATCAATATCAGGCATGTTCCGATGTTTGACACGAAAGATAAGGAAGCTTATAAGTCTGTCAAGGATAAGAACAACGAGATCGAGGAGGAGTACAAAGATCAGGTAAACGAATACAAAGAGAATGTAAAAAAGATGGGTGAAATCCGTGCCGAGATATGGCCAAAAGTAATTGATGTAAGGCGCAAGATTGATCACATGAATCATCTTAAAGTTCTTTTCGTAAAGGAATATCTTCCGTTGGTGGATCACGACACGGACAAGGCTATGATATTTTTCAAGAAGGCTTATGACGTGGATGATGATACGGAAAGATATATTCGTGAAGGGATAAAGGATTACCCGTTGTTTAACAATAACATAGATTAATAAGATGCACAATTGGTTTAAATGTACGGTTTCTTATGAGACCGATGCCGAGAACGGCATGAAGAAGAAGGTAAAGGAAGAGTATTTGGTAGATGCCTTTTCTTATACCGAGTGTGAGGCTAGGATCATAGAGGAGATGAAGCCATTCATCTCCGGTGAGTTTAGCGTGGATATCAAGAGATTCCGGATAGCGGAATTGTTTGCCATGGATGGAGACCGGTTCTATAAGGTCACGGCTGATTATATTACGATAGACGAGAAATCGGGCAATGAGAAACGCAAGGCGTTTAACTACATCGTTCGGGCCAATGACCTTGATCATGCCAAAAAGAATTTCGAGGAAGGCATGAAAGGAACCATATCAGATTTCGTTGTCACTTGTATCAAGGAAGAGAAGAAACTGATGGACTTCTACGAGTTTGATGGTAAGATCAGGAATCCGGAGAAAAATGAGGATAGTAGGCAGTAAAGCTAGCTACGAAACCACGTCGTCCATAGCCGAGAAGTTGATGGAGATAAGTAAAATGGAGGGTACGATTTATCGTATCCTCACATTGTCTAACAAAACTTATCTAGCTTCTAAATTAGGATATAGCAGATCGGGGTTCTATAAGAAGATACAAAACAGGAGTTTTAATATCCGGGAACTAGCTCAGATATTCGATACGATCATCAACTTCAAGGATCAAGATTGGACTGAGGGTAAGATTAATAGGCTTAAGAGGTATAGGGCTATGAGCCTTATGGAGTTCAACAAAAGTTATAAAAAGAAAAAGGCATGAGAGGTAGGATGTTACCGTGTGAGAGATGCGGAAGGATGGTAACCATAAGGAGTAAGGGGTTGTGTCCCGCATGCAGAGCCAAGGAGCTACCGCCAAAGGAAATGGCGGCGATACGGGTGAAGACCAAGCCGAAGGGGAAGAGCCTAGCCGTTTTCTTTGGCGCTCATGTGGCTAGGTTGAGTATGACAAGGAGATCTGCTACCGGCGCATACATACCATGCCCGGGGGTAAGCAACATATGCCACTTATACCCTAAACGGAAATATAAATCAGTTGCTGAGGATAATGATAACATTATCTACTTGACGGCTGATGAGCATACAAGATTCGATTATCTATTAGATACGATGGATTTCAGCCGGCTCTTGGACGAGTTTGGCAACGTATGGCTGTTGGCAGCCAGAAGGATGAGGGATCTCGCACCTAGAGTCGAGGAGGATGGTAAATTAAAAACCAGATTATTATCATGGATAGAAGAAAACAAAAATTACTTCTAGCTCTTGGATACGAGGCTATAAGTGATACGATATATAAGAAAGGAATGGATATGGAAGTCATAAGCGATCAAGAATCATTTGATGATATGAGAGTCCGTTTATCCAAAAAACATCGTGTGGTTATCACGGATGATGGCATTGTAATAGAGTTTGTTCATAATAAGCCAATGGACGAGAATGCGCCATCATATTATTGGCGATCATCATTACCAATATTAAGATCATATCATACAGATCCTAAATTTACCGCTTTCTTTGGCATATTAGACGTTTTGTCAACGATCCCAAAGAAAGATATGGTTGAGGAGGAAAAGCCTGCTGAAGAACCTAAAAACGAGCCTAAGGAGGAGATGGAAGTTGAGTATGATCTGGAGACAGAGCAACAGTATTATGCCGCTGAATGGATAAAGGATATCCCGACACCGGTGTTATATAGAATGACTGTCGCCGGCAAACGTGTGTATTATGAGATGGATGTTGATGGGTATCCTATCATATACGATGGAGCCACTAACAATATCGCCAATGGGTATTGTGATACGTCCGGAGCCTTGGAGAAATGGAAGAATGAGATGAGACTCAAGGGCAAGGACCCTGATGAGTACGCTAACTATAGGGCTGATTTGGGTACTATCATGCATTATCTATTTGGATTGTATCTGACCGGGGTTAAGATAAAGCTGATCCCGACGTGGATAAGAAAGGCTGTCAAGGAGGCTAAGCTGAGAATAGACAAGTATAGGATGGAGCGGATATTAGTGGATAACATTGATGAGCTGATAGAGGATCTAATATCATTTGCCATATTCTGCAAGGAAAGACATGTAAAACCTGTATTGATCGAGAAGATGTTGAGGTCAAGGAGATTGAAAGTAGCTTCTTCGGTGGACGCAGTGGTGGAGATGGATAGTGAGCCGGAGATGGTGGAAATAGAGGTCGAGACAGGAGAGTTCTATAAGACGGGAGCCAAGAAAGGTCAGCCTAAGACGGAGAAAAAGAAGATAAAGAGATGCAGGAGGATATTCGCTATATTGGACTTCAAATCAAACAGGAAAGGCAATTTCTATGACGAGTACGCTTTCCAGCTTGAGCTATATAGAAGAATGATACTGGAGAATTACGGAAAGATATTGGAGATAGAGGAGATATATAACTTCGCTCCGGGTGATCCTACCGCTAAGACCAGCCAATATAAGTTGAAGAGACAGACTGACAATCCTATATTGAATATGGCTACCGTAGTATATCTTCAAGGAAAGTATAAGTTCGAGAAAACTAATTATACGGTTACATCAAGAATCGGATTCTTGGACATAGAAGGCGAGTTTGACGTTAATAAGTTGATAAGGAAAGAACCACTGAGGGACTATATATATAGAGTCATGAATGAGAGGAGAGGATGATGGAATTTAGGGAGTTCAATAAGAGCGTTCATCGGTATGAGCTGGATCATAGCAAACCAAGGAGGAAGCTGACGTGCCCGCAATGCGGCAAGGATAAGTGTTTTACGCCGTACGTGGACGTAACCACCGGTCAGATCGTTGGAGAGCAGTTTGGGGTGTGTGATCATAAAAATAAATGTGGTTACTTTAAATATCCAACAGGGAGCGAACTTGGGAACAATGATCTTTTTACCGATTCAAACAAAGTATTAAGGAGGTACAGACCTCCTATGGATCCGGATATAGCCAACTGCATTCCGGTAAGCAAGATGTTTGAGACGCTTAATCCTTTCGAGACATCTGATCTTCAGGATTATCTATCCAATATATTCGGATCATATCATACCAATAGAGCGTTCAGCTTATATAAGATCGGGATGATGAGATTCGGGGATTGGGGTAAATGCTGCGTGTTCTGGCAACTTGATAAAAGTTGGGTGATAAGAACCGGGAAGATAATGGATTACGGACCAGATGGTAAGAGGGTAAAGGTTCCCATGGATCATGTATGCTGGGTTCACATCCTTGACGGTCAGGATTATTTATTAAGACAATGTCTGTTCGGTGAGTTTCTTATCAACTTCTATCCTAAAGAAGCCCCGGTATATATAGTTGAGTCGGAGAAGACGGCGGTCATCTGTAATATCGTATATCCAGATAGGCTTTTCATGGCATGCGGAGGTATCCATATGTTGAAAAGGGAGATGATAGAGACATTGGGACGTAGGAGAATAGTCCTATATCCTGACAAAGGATCGGCGTTTAACGAATGGAAGAAGAAGGTGGATAGAGATATGAAAGGAATGAATATAGAGATAAGCGATTTTCTCGAATCAAAGCCCAATATAAATGAGGGAATGGATATAGCGGATTATTTTATTATTAAACAAATTTACAATGGCAAAGGTAGTTAACAATTACAAGAAATTCAAGGTGCTTGAAATAACAAGACAGGAGATGATGGATAAGCTCACCAGATATGGGTGCTTAGGTATTTGCGATATGTGTAACAGACCTACGTCCGTGGGCTATTATGTAGCGGTAATCAATCAATGGATGTGCGAGGACTGTTATAATGATTTCATCAAATCGGTTGACAGGTATGAGGAGGATATGAGAATAGAGAACAGAAATTTTGATAGATTCTGCAATCTATTTAATGTTGAGATAGAAGAAAAGGTATGAAAGAACTGTCTTTAGCCCAGAAAGCTATGTTAAACGGATCCGTATGTCCATATTGCAAAATCCCATCCACTATGATAAATACGGTGGAGGGGAAGCAAGTTGGGTGCGAGAAGTGTGGGGCTTGGATGAGATCCGATCCTTTTGGGAAACCGATGGGGAGGCTGGCTAAGCCGGATCTTCTTAGGAGTATGGATATGGTAATGACTGAGATTAATATATTTGCGTATAGGACAAAACGGGATGTACAGGATATTTACAAAAGCCTATCTGGTGAATTGGATATACCAATAGAACATGTATCCCCATATAAGATGTCTTTGCCATCACTACTTAATACCATGAGATATATTGAAAAGTATGGCGATAATCATATACGGATATATGATAGAACCATGGTAAAGAAGGCTTGCCCTAGGCACGGAGCGGTGGCGATCGGGAGCAACGCCTGCCACGGGTGCCCGGAGTTCCTGTTCCATGTGGTAAACGACACGACCAATACGGTGGTGTGTGATATGGATATGAGCTATGGCGACTGTATAAAGAAGAGAAATAATAAATTTGGTAGATAATATTAATTATATAAAAGATGAAGGTAATTTTTATTCATAAGCCTACTGGATATTATGTAGGAGGGTCGATGTTCGACAAGTCTTATTGCAAGGATAAGATGATAGAGAAAGGAATAAGTAAGGATCGAGCCGAGAAGTTAAGTGATATAATAGGCCCATACGCATGCATATGGGAGGTGGAGAACGGAGATGACCCTTATGAGAGTATGAGATCTAGGCTAAAGGATAAAGCTTCATATCTGGATGGAGAGGATCTTATCATGGAGAATTATGATGATGAGGAGGACGAAGAGGATGGGGAGATCGACTGAATATTACAGAACACATCCGGAAGCCAGAAAGAAGAAGGCTGAGACGGATAAGAAGATCAACGCCAGACCTGAGCAGAAAGCCAAGAGACGGGAGTTGGGTCGTAAGAACTACAAGACCGATAAGTTGAAGGGAAAGGCTTATCGGAAGGGGAAGGACCTATGCCATACAGCTAAGGGGTTAAGATATAAATCAAGATCAGCTAACAGAGGATCTAAATCCGATACGGCTGGCGATAGAAACGCAAGAGGATGAGTGAGGATAGGATATGGAGGTCATCCAAGGAGATTATCATGGATGCCTATGAGAGAATAAGAAAGTATCAGTCGGGAGAGCTTCTCCCGGCTCGTACTGGATACGCTTATCTTGACAAGGCGTTGCTGGGAGGGTTCTACCCACAACATGCGGTGGCTATCGGCGCCAGGCCCGGAGTCGGCAAGTCTTATTTGGCGCAGAAGATCATGAGCAATGTGATGAATGTCAATATCAATCCACAGGCAGATGATTATGTATGGTTAAGATGTGAGTTTGAGATGAACCCAGAAGATTTGATGTTGCGTTCACTATCAAAAAAAATGGGAAAGGATATACAAGATATTCTCCTTAACGAGATGTCTGATGAAGAGATAAAGGAAATGCAGAAATGTCTTAAGGAGGAAAACTCCAGCAGAATAACATACATCCCTAAACCATCAACCGTAGATGAGCTTCAAAACTTTCTGTGGAATGAGTATATGCCAATAAACAAAGATAAAAAAATGGTATTCGTGTCTATAGATCATACGGCCCTGATACAAGGTTCAGGAGATGCCAAAAGGAATATCGACTCGTTGATAACCATGTGCAATATAGCTAAAAGGACTTTTCCTAATATTTTCTTTCTTATAATATCCCAACTCAATCGTGATATCGAAGGACGACGGGATCCAAAAGATCATATGCCAAAGCAATCTGATTTTTATCAATCAGATACATTGGGACAGTTATGTACGGCTATGGTAGCGTTAAATATCCCGAAGAGATACGGGTACTCCTCATACATGCAATTTCCGCAAGGATGGTATCCTAATCTGGAACGTTTTAAAAGTGAATCAAGACGATCCTTCCGTGTGGATGGATTATTATTCCATCATATCGTAAAGGTCCGTCAACGGTCATTAGAGGAGATTGATGCGATACATGTAGATATCATGAAAGGATATGAGCGATATTATCCTGATGGAGGGGTGGTGCGCCAAGAAAGACCGGGAGGCTCGGATGCCCCCGTGGGTAGCGGCAAGCCGGACACGACCGTGGTGACGCTGCCGCCCCCGCCTCCCAGTATCCCGTTGGAGCAACAATATATACCGCCTAGTGATGATTTCAATGTAGTACATGACGAAACACCTTATTAAGCATGAGATTGAGAAAAAATTTTTTGCTTGTCATCATAAAAGGGATGGAGATGTTATTAAAAGCCAATTTCTCCACCGAAAACAAGATGGGCATACGAGAGATTATATCCTCATTAAAGGAAATGGCCGAATACAGTATCAGGTATATCATAAACCGGGACAGGGAGAAGGAGATCATGAGCATCTGTGATGAGGTATCCAATAAAGTACAGGAGTATAAAAGAATGAACGATAACTCAATGGTATTGGAATTGGAGAACTTGAAGCGGGAGGTAGTGGCGGTAGAGGATCTTCTTAGCTCTTACAAGGGGGTTCTTGATGCCGAGCTGGTGATAGCCGAGGATGATATCAGGATCATACGGGACAAGATCGCTATAAGCCTTAGAGAGGACGGGACATGTAAGAGCATGACTGACGCCGATAAAAGGGCTAGGGTGGACGTAAGATACGAGAGGGCGTTAGAGGATTATCGCATCCTTCTAAGATGCGCCAATACGGTTAGGGCTAAGATGTCGGTTATAGGACATCTTAATCAATCAATAAATCAATCCATATCAGTTGGCAGGGTTGGTATGGCTAATGAATCTTATACGGTAAAACAATATGAGAAAGGGAAAGAGATTATCGAAAGCAGACGGCCTTAGGGTATTGATAGGAGCTTACAATGCTATAGAATGTAGACGTGAGTTAACTATGTGTGCAGCTATAACCGAAACGGCTAATATGCTTGGATTAGTGGATAGAAAAAAAGTTTTAGCATATGAACTTATACCTGAGTTGAGGATGTTTAAGCCGATAAATAGTCGTATAGAGGAAGCTTGGTTCAATCTTTCCGATAAGTATACAAGGCTATATATATTACGCACGTTGATTAACATATACAACGATACCGATCATCCTGGTATAGTAGAGAAAATAGCTAGAAAGATTAGGTCAATATTTTAACTCATTAACTTATGTATATTAATTTTGAACAGATGATGACATCAGGATTAACAATGTCCGATGTCGGGTATCTTTTGATGATCCGGCAGAAAGAGGAGATGGCTAGCGTCATTCCAAAGGAGAAAATAGATAGTTATAAAGCATCTGGTTATATCGAGCTTCAGAAGAATGGGAAGTGGAAGATAACACCAAGGGGAGGGTCGTTGCTGATGCTGATAGAGACGCCCGGCCTGACCCCGGAGGTCGAGGGGATCCGGGACCGTATCGTTGGGGTATATAACGATATGGGGAAGGATACAGGGGCTATTAAGGAGGTAGAGAAACGGCTCGTATGGTTCGTGGCTAATACCAACTTCAAGGAAGAACCTATAGTAAGAGCCGTAATATCCCACATAGATCTTAAACGTGAATATACGATGAGATTGGATAACTTGATCTGGAAACCATCAAATGTGTATAGCGTGCATATGAGTTTGTCGGAATCAACGTTATTCGATACGATCATAAAAATGTATGGCATGACGTCTGACTTGTATCTTAGGGAGAACAAGAACAAGGAGCTGGCATGGTTGTTCGCCATAAGCCGGCTTCCGGATCCCCCAAAGAGAATGGATAAGGAATACGCTATCACAGGCGATGTTAAGATGGATATCGAAAGGATATCAGATATAAAAAAAGAATTAGGTAGAAGATTAAAAATGTCGATTTAGATTATGGAAAAGGATAAATTATTGAGAATGATAAAAGAGGTGATATTCGAAAAGGTAGGTGAATTTAATGGGCTTAATCATCCTGAATCGATAACCAATAATGATGAGCTGGGCGCGGATATGGCCTTGGATTCCCTTGATTTCGTGGAAGTCGTAATGGAAATGGAGAAGAGAACTGGTAGATATATACCTGATGAAGTGCTTGATGTCAAGCCTTATCGCGAATTGACGGTAGGAGAGCTTACAAATATGTTGTACGATTATTTAAAGGATTATGAAAAGAGATGAGTTATTGGAGATAGTGAGGGAAGAGATATTCGAGAAAATGCATGAGTTCAATTACATTAATAATATAGAGGTAATTGACGATGTAAGAGAAGACAGTAATTTGTCATCCGATCTAGCTATGGATCCATTTGATTTATTAGAGGTATTGATAGGGATTGAAGAAAAGATGGATATAAGGATACCGGATGATGTCTTTGGCGATAAATCTGTCGATGAACTAACTGTAGGGATTTTTGTGGATATGTTGTACGATTGGCTTGAGAGTAAGTAATGGACTTCGGATATGATGATTGGGAAGAGGGGCTAGAGACCCCTCTTGTCGATGATTGCGATGACGATAATAATGAGGAGGAAGAATATGATTTCAGTTAAGGAGTTAAGAATAGGCAATATTGTGAAAGATAAGGATGGTAATATATGGAGGATAGGATGTATTACCGGTATGCATAAGGACAAAGGGAGTTTGATTCTCGAACGCAGAATTGATAATGGCACAATAAAGTGGTATACTTCCGAATGTGATGTTTATCCAATAAGCTTGAATGAGAGGATATTGGATTGGATTGGATTTAACGATTATGATAATCATGATTACCGCAATAAAGGAGATATAACAATAACAAAAGATTACGTTTTAAGTATCACGCGTTTATGGGGTAACACAGTTGTTAAAATGGATATCAAAGGATTCCATCACCTTCAAAATATAGCATATGATTTATACGAAACATCACTTGATTTAAATATATTCGATGATGACTATCCCGGAGACACATCTCTTGTGTAAGATAATAAATGGGGAGAAGGTTCTCGCCGCTTCTTACTCGCAGATAGACACGTTTGTCCAATGTCCATATAAGTGGTATAAGACTTACGTGGAGGGTCACAGATCCACGGAGAAGCACGAGGCTACGTCATATGGTACGGTTATCCACCAGACAATGGAGTATTTCTTCAAGAACGGATGTAGACCTTCTTATGAGGATATGAGTAAGGCTTTCAATTACTATGCGGATATAGAGAAGATTCCTTTTGATAGCGTAAAATCCCAGATCGAGTCTATGCAACATGCGGCTAGGCTAATAAGATGGATTGTGGGGTTGTTTGAGAAGGATGCTGCTGGCAATTATAAGAAGGCATGGTCTGATCTTACGCCAATGGAGAAGGTGGTCCGGGGGTCGAGACCGGCCGGCGTGGAGGAGGGCTTCGTCCTGCCTTATAAGCTACCCAAGCCACTTACCTTGGATGGCGTGACGTACGATAAGGTACATATCATAGGATCGGTGGACTGGCGTGGAGAGTATAAGACAAAAGACAGGATAGCTATGTATACGATAGACTGGAAGTCCGGGAGAAAATTATTCGATGAGGATAAGCTGCTTCACAATCTCCAGCATCCGATATACGCCTTCTACATACTGAGAAAGTACAAGGTATTACCGGATATGTGCAGCTATTTCTTTACCCGCATGCTGGACAATCAGAACGTGAAGGTAGATAAGGAGAAAGTAGAGAGATCGGTCAAGGAACTTAACGATATTCTCCTTGACATGTATGATTTCGAGACAAATAAAATAGATAGCTATCAAGCTCACGTTTGGGACGACGCCAAACAGGGGTATAAGTACGAGAAGCGCTACCTCATGGGACGCCAGCCGGCCTGCCTTGAACCCCGCCCCAAGCCCTTGTGTTTTTGGTGCGATTTCTCGATCCACAAACAAGGGACATGCAGGTACTCATCGGATTGGGATGAGTCAAAAAGAAAGAATAAAAAAGATTAACTTTATTAAAAAGCCTAGGTAAATATCTAGGCTTTAATTATATTTGTGTCAATAAATAAATGATTATGGATAAAAACGAAAGAGAAAAACAGGTATTGGATCTTCTGATGTCTAGAAAGGATATTAGGAAATTGGTAGAGAAATCAAATGAATGTTATTCTAAAATGGATTTCGTTGGTGCCATGAAATGCCGGCAGGAGATAAAGGATATCGTAGACCGGGAATCGAAGATCATGTTGACAAAAAGCGAGTCCTTGGTGAGTTTGATGAATAACGCTGATAATGAATATAAATTCAATATGCTGGTATGGCTACATTCCATGATGTGTATGGCGGATGTATTTAACGGGATATTGGAGGATTTTAAGGATGGGGTAAGGAAAGCCAATGGCAACTCCAAGTTCGTTAAGTTCGATAATCTGGATCGGTTAATGGCAGAATGTAAAAAGGAGATTGATTACCTGATGAAAGGCACAAGTAAATCGTTCCAAATATCTTTCGCCGTAAGAAGCGATGAGCTAAGGGAGATGATAGAGAATATGGTTGGAGACAATATCCGGGAAGGGTATGACATATTCAAGGAAGAGGCTGAGATGGTGAATGAGACAGATAGGAGCAAGATAGAGGAATTTAATAAGAAGCTGGATTATGATTAAATGTAATATAAAGATAGGCGACATAGTCCATACCCAGATAGGAACAGGAGAGGTGGTAGCCGTAAGCAAGACCAAGGAAACTTTGATGGTGAAAATGGACGATGACCGGGAGTGTGCGATAAGATTAGAGTACGTAAAAGACGTTTTTGATAACTACAGATCCAAATGATATACAAGTTAAGACCATATCAAGAGGAGTGTGTTAAAAGTATCTCCGATTACATAAACTCTGATAGGAGCGATCCGGTATTAATCGTAGGGCCGGTAGGTTGCGGTAAGTCACTGCTGATAGCAGAGGCGGCTAGATTGATGGGAGATAAGACGCTGATTTTACAACCATCAAAAGAATTGCTGCAACAGAACCACGACAAGATAACGTCGTATGGCATACCGGCTACCATCTACTCCGCTTCCTGTGGTAAGAAAGAGCTGTCTAACATGATATACGCCACGTTAGGGTCTATCAAGAAGGTTGTTGATAAGCTTAAGGAGATGGGGATCAGAAATGTATTGATAGATGAGGCTCATGCTGGTTATAGCCCGGAGGATGGTAGCGAGTTTATGACATTCATGAATGAACTGAAACCGAAAAAGGTGATAGGGTTTACCGCTACACCATGCAGGCTTAAAACGATGTCGATAGGGCAGGTGTCATATTCCCAGCTTAATTTCATCACTCGTATGAGACCGGTATATTTCAGGAACCTGATTCACGTGATACAGGTAGAGGAGATGATAAGGCAAGGATTTTGGACACCTCTTAAGTACGAGACATGGGATTTCAATGGAGATGCCCTTAAACTTAATTCTAACGGCTCCGAATATACGGCTGGGTCTATTAGTGAAGCGGTGAGAAAAAATGGCTTAAACAATCTTATTTTACGTCGGTTGATGGTATTAAAAGACGTATGCAGATCTATACTGGTATTTATGGATTCTGTTGAGAGCTGTAATACTGCCGCCGAATGGATGAACGCCAAGATATGCGCTGGCATGGCGGAGGTAGTTCACGGAGGCACGCCAAAGAAGCAGCGGGAGGCTATAGTCGAGAGATTCAAGTCAGGTGGGACGAGGGTAGTGTTCAACTATTCCGCCCTCGGTACGGGATTCGATCATCCGGGTCTGGATTGCGTGATAGTAGGGAGACCGACATTCTCATTCTCATCGTTTTATCAGTGGCTTGGAAGGGCAGTCCGTATAAAAGACGGAAAGGATAGTGCTTTGGTCGTTGATTGTTGTAACAACTCGTCAAGGTTCGGTGATATAAGGAAACTTAGTATAGAGAACTACAAAGGATATGGATGGGGGATGTTTATCGGCGATAAGCTAATAACTAATATCCCGATGGGGGATAAGGTAACGAAAACAGATCTGGATATCAAAGCAGCCAAGAAAGATCGTAGGAGGGGGCTGGCGCAGGGCGTAACCGCCGCCCCTGTTCCCGGGAGACCGGATCATCCCCTTGGCTCTACGGTAATGACATTCGGGAAATATTGTGGGTGGATGTTGCATTCGATCCCAGTATCGTACTTCAAATTCATAAACGAGACATTTGACTGGGATAATGATAGGAACAAGGATATAAAAGAATACATAGATTTTTTAATCAAAAACAATAGATTATGACAGGATGTATATATCATGAGGCTGATCTTGACGGAGTAATGTCAGCGGCTATAGTAAAAAAGTATTTCAAAGGGGACATTGATCTTCTTCCTTACAATTACGGCAAGGAAATACCTGACGTGAATAAATATGATAAGGTGTTTGCAGTTGACGTGTCATTTGGAAACAGAACAAGATTCCTTTTCGATGAGTGGAAAGAGAAAGGTATAGATGTCGTATGGATAGACCATCATAAGACCGCCATAGACGATATGAGGGATTACGAGGTAAAGGGCAAGAGACGTATCGGAACGGCGGCTTGTGAGCTTACGTGGGAATATCTTTTCGATGATATCGAAACACCTGACGTGGTAAAATTATTGAGCGCTTATGATGTATGGGATCATGATCGCTTCGAATGGAGTGACGTGCTCTCATTCCAATATGGGATGAGAGGGTATTGCGGGCTTGACGTTGACATGGTCAGGGAGGTGCTAAACAAGGCGAATGGCGAGTTTGTTTCTGATATGATAAGAAATGGCGAGGCCATAATAGAATATATCATCGAGAAAAACAGAGGAGAAATGAAGATGTTCTCATTCGAGGCAGATATATTTGGATACAAGGCGATATGTATGAATACTACGGAGTTTAACTCCACTACATTCGAGTCTATGTACGATCCTAGAAAACATGATTTGATGATGCCATTTTGCTGGAACGGCAGATTCTTCAGATGCTCGTTCTATACCACCAAGGAGGAGGTGGATGTCTCAGCGCTGGCACGCAAGGCCAATCCCGGTGGCGGCGGTCATAAGGCGGCGGCAGGCTTCCAGCTTAGCGCAGAGGATATGATGGAGTTCCTAAAGACAAAGAAAATGTGATATGATATGGGTCTTGCTTAGTATGGCAGTGATTATGTTATCCATAGCTGTAATGGTGAAAGGCTGGGATGATTTACATGGAGGTATGTTCCACGGAGGATTAATTATGATAGCTATAGGAATAATATCAATATCTGCATCAATATTTTATATGAATGAAGGAAATATTAAAAATATGGAGAATATGAAAAACGTATATAAGTTCAAAAAACTTAGCAAAATGAAGCTAGACGATTACGGATTCGGTTTATTCGAGTACAATGGCGTTCTTTATTTCAAGGAGGCAGATGAAGGGAGATGCTTTGATGTAAGGAGCGGGAATGAGGCTATTATCAGGAAAGATAAAATTGTAACGGTCTTGGAGGATTGATCATGAGAAAGCTTAATGACACCAACAGGACAAGGAAGAGGAGCGTACGGCACTCATGGATAAAGGCGGGTCCGGGGATCCAACGCTGCGCTATTTGTGGGATCACGAAGCGAAGTGAGTATATAGACGGGAAGACCGTTCATTGCGTGCATCTATCATCTGGTGAGCTTTACTCTATGACAGGTGAGACGCCAGAATGCAGGGATCTTAGTGAATTTTATTAATCTAAAAAGTATATAATTACCTAATAATAAAACAAAAAGGAGTTTGAAATGAAAGAGGAATTTAGCAAATACGACAAAGTCGTTTATGATGGTGAGGTATTTGAGGTACTTGAAACCGCCGATCGTACAGGAATGATGAAATTAGGCCCATTATTTAAAGCATCATATGAATATGCTTGGGCTGACGAGGAAATGGTTGTATCATTAAACAGGGCTATTAAATTAAGGATTATTGATGAGGAAACGGTCGATAAGCTTACGGATTATAGCTCTATCGGCGAGGATCTATGTAATACCAATGAGTGGGAAGCGACAGACGCACCGTTCGTCGGGAAGGACGGCAGCGGGAAGGACGACCGGGTCGACGGTAAACTCCGGTGGGATCTTCTTCCTTTGGCTGAGATAGAGGATATCGTGAGGGTATATACGGAAGGAGCCAAGAAGTACGCTGATAACTCATGGCAAGATATACCTGATGGATTTAATCGTTATCTAGGTGCACTCATGAGGCACTTGGTCGCTTATACGAAAGGGGAGAGATATGATAAGGAGGGATTCATGCATCTATCCGCCGTATGCTGGAACGCCATAGCGTTATTATATTACGATAAACATAACAAAGGGCTTATAGAATGGAAGAGTCAGGAAAAAGAGTAGTAGATGAGAGATTAAGAGCTATCGACAAAAGAACAGGTAAATACGTTAATGTAATCAAGCGCACTATTGATGATAGCCTATTCCCGATAGTTAAGTATCTCAGTTACAGTTATAATGAATTAAATTATGATTATGTAAAGAATCTGAATTTTGATGTAGACGTAAATTGGGAGCAGCGTAGATATCAGATTGTTAAGGATTTATTATCTAACAATTTCGATGGGAGAAAGATGAGTATAGATGAGGTAGATAATGCTATATTTACCGCTGATTTGATTATTAACAGATTAATAACTATTTGAGATGGTAAGAATTGATTTTTTCACGAAGAAAGACGCTGAATACAGCGACTACATGCGATATATTATCGCCAACACGTTACAGGAGTATGAGGGTGAGGTTACGTTGAACCAGATCCCGGAGAACAAGGCTACGGAGGAGGAGATATCCAGATACGGTATTGAGGTATACCCTACTATCATCGTCAGCGGTGATAATATGGATGGTTTCGAGAAGCTTGAAGGGATGACCAGAAAGGCTGATCTTATCAACGTCATGTCTATGTACGATAAAAAATAAGCTCATGACGATTGAGGATAAATATCTTGGCTGGAAGGATCTGTTCTTCGACCGGTTTGTTCATTGTTATGACGACATAGATCAACCGCCGGGGAGTAACATCCCTCTGGCCAAAATAAACTTCGATAACAATACGGGATATGTGGAGGACGGGACTATTAATATAGCCGAGCTTCTTCAATATCTTCGGATACACAATAAGGTGTATGGGCATGACTATAATCCTCTAGAGATATTCTTTGTCTTACAGACACTGGAAAGACTAGTAGAAGGAGCTAAAGAGATATTTAAGGATCAACCAGGAGTGCAGGATATGCCTACTTACAAAGGTTTCTTCATAAGGGATGATTTCTCTAGGGGTAAAGATTATGCTCTTGATCTGGATAAGATCGTAAGCGGCATGGGAGGATGGTATGGCGAGGATGAGGATCCTTGTTATTCGATGTTCGTCAGCCAAGACCAGATATGGAACTTGAACCCGATATTGAAGGTATTAGCTGATGAGGGATCGCCATTAGCTAAGAAGCTTGGGTATGAGATAAACTCATATGTAAGTGATAATGGATATACGATATACAACCCATACCTTTCATGGATCAATCATTACTATCATTATTGCCCGACATTTAACGAGGATAAATTAAAGCCTTGGGATAGGGTAGAGGATAGGAAAAATAAGTTCAAGATGACGGATAAGGTTAAGAGAGGCGCCAATAACTGGTACTATTCAGGCGGAACTATATCTTGTGTGGATAACTTCATGGGGAAAAGATACAGAAAGAACCTGCGAACCTTTATCTATCGTGGAATAGTATTCTTCCTTGACCGGATATGGCATACGCCTTTATTTGAGAAGATGGGTGTGAAAATGAAATACAACGCTTATTACTGTTATGCCGCTACCTCCGGTATTTGGTACAATAAAGGATTCAAGAAAAGGCTAGCCAAGAGATTTAACGAGTCTTTACGTGGCGGAGGGGATCTGTTCGGGGCTAACCTAGCCTGCATGGTATGTGACCGGCGGGATATCGATTGGGAAGCGCTTCGTCTTTGGCTTGACAAATACGATGATCCTACTGATAAGGGCATGGTGAATAGCCCTATTCAATTTATGTATTTATATTTATATTACACTTTTAACAAATAATTTGAAATGAAGAAGATAAATAACTGGGTTATAAGAACATTTGGGTTGAGAGGCTCATGGAGCTGGGCTAAGAAACAGATGTTAAATGGAGCGATCATTAAACGTAAGGCTACTACAGGGACATACAAAATAGCTATTGATGATGACAAGAATAGGTTACTTGTAGTCACATGGGATCATCTAGATCAAAGTCCCGTATGGGAAAGGTGCCCGCATAGTTTATTAGATGAAGATGCGGTTGATTATTTTGTCACAGCTCATAAGGAATTATCATATGGAGGCATAAAGATCAGGATGAAAGATGAATTTAATTGTAACGATAAAATATCGAAAGTATGAAAAAGATTACCGATAAAGACGTAGAGGCTCTTAAAGCCGGGAAGAAGGTGACAAAAGGTTTTATCCATATGCAATTGGATGATAAGGGAAGATTGAACTTGTGGAGTGATATCAATATAACTGACAATGGTGATTATATATAACTTTACACCGGGTTTATATAGTTACGATTAACAAACGATACCGGATGTACGCCGGGAATTAAAGCACGTGAAGAGACCTCTTTAGAATCAGTTTCGTGTAAGCGGATTCAACAATGTCCCTATGAAGCGTGAAAATATGCTTTTGGTGTAGAAAAGTATATAAGTACCTAACATTATAATATAATTTAAAAGATGGCAAAGAAACAGTTAAAGATCCCGTTTAAGGACGGGAGACCATGTAAATGGGTTAAGGATGTTCATGATGAGGAACGTGATAATTATGAGTTTGATGAATGCCTTGAGATATACGGGTTCGTCCGTGGACGCTCTTCGGCTGTAATGATATTAAGACCGGCGAATGATCATGGAAAGGATTTCGATTATGCCAGTAGCGCCTATTACCAAGTATTCTTGACAGACAGTAAGGAAGTAATACAGAATATGATGCATGGAATCATATATGGTAAATGGACTTTTGTTAAGAGAGGCGAAAATTTTGGTATAAAATTGGTTAAGGTCTTACCTAAGATACATAAAATATCCCTTGATATGATCGCAAAGGATATTTTTAGGTCTGAGAATAAATGAACAATATGAAAGTATTATCATTATTTGATGGGATATCATGTGGGTATTTAGCATTACAAAGAGCCGGTATACCTATAGAGACTTACTACGCCTCGGAGATAGACAAGACATGTATAAAGGTAAGTCAAAAACATTTTCCTAATATTATTCAATTAGGGGATGTTAATAACTGGAGAACATGGGATATCCCTTGGAAAGACATAGATCTGGTCATGGGAGGGTTCTGTTGCCAGAGCTTCTCTAGCTCAGGTAAGGGTAAGGGATTCATGGACGCTCGTGGAAGGCTTTTCTTTTGCTTCTCGGACATCGTAAAGCATTTAAGGAAGGAGACCAAAGGTAAGGTCCTGTTCTTGGGCGAGAACGTCCGGATGCGGGATGAGCATCGCCGGGTGATAACGGAAGAGCTGGGCGTGGAGCCGGTGGAGATCGATAGCGCCTTGGTCTCGGCACAGACCCGGCATCGTCTTTATTGGTGCAATTGGTCGGTAGAAATGCCGAAAGACAAACATATATCATTGGATGATATTTTAGAGCATGACAAGGGATGGAATCCGGGAGCCATAAGAGGAAGATATATAGGAGTCATTGTCGGTAGAAGGATAGGAGAGGACGGGCATCGAAAGGATTATGACAAGAACGTGAAAATAACGCAATGTTTGGAGGTAAGAAGGGATAAAAATACTGTTTCTATTAAGAAAAGTAATTGCCTGACAACAGTCATGAAAGATAACGTGATATCATCATTACCGCCCGGAAGATATCTGAACGCCTTTGATCTGAAAGATAAGTTCAGATACCTGACTCCTGTGGAGATATGTAGGCTACAGACATTGCCGGATGATTACCTTGATGGGATAGCCCCGAATACGGCCATGTCTTTAGCTGGAAACGGATGGACAGTGGATGTGATAGCCCATTTGCTAAGAAGCATAGAGCGTAAGCAGATGAATGATATTGTAAAGGAGTTTCGCAAGATCACTGATGAGCTTATGTTCGGATCATCAGAAACGGGTACTAATGTGACATGTGATAAACATGAGCAAAATGAAGCCATACGGAAGAGTCAAAACAGTTAAGGGGTCTTCATGGAAAAAGGATATACATCCACCAAAAGGACACAAGAATTGGTGGGAGGATATATGTGATCCTATATCTAGAAGTATTATGAAATTAAATTTCAAAAAGGAAATAAACAATCAAATTTGGTATGAGCAAAAGCAGGGAAATGATTAAACAGGAATTAAATTTATCAGATCAAGAATATAACTTTCTTGAAAAATATCAATCTATGAAATTATCACAGAGGTTTGGTAATGTTTTCGATAGATTAAAAAATGATAAGTCTAAAGCAATTTACACTCATGATGGGTCAATACAGTTGTTTTATATACAAGGTAAAAGAGTAGATAAAGAAGAATGGGATAAACTTCATAGATCATGATAATTACTAAAAAATGGTCAATGCCGAATAAAGAGACATTCAGCATAAGACCGATAAGGGAACTTATAGACAAATATCGAGAAGAGGGGATGGTTATAGTGGATCCGTTCGCCAGAAACAGCGATATAGGGACGATCACCAACGATCTTGACCCTGAGACTAAAGCTATGTATCATAAAGACGCCACGAACTTCTTGTGTCATCTTGATGATAATATAGCTGATATGGTACTATATGATCCACCATATTCTGCGAGACAGGTATCTGAATCGTATAAAAGACTTGGAGGTGCTGTTAATATGCAAACAACGCAATCTAGTTATTGGGCTAGACAGAAGAAGGAGATAGCTAGGATCACCAAGAAAGGAGGGGTGGTCATTACCTGCGCGTGGAACTCCGGCGGTATAGGGGCCGGGCTTGGTTTCGAGCAGCAGGAGATTCTTCTTGTGGCTCATGGGGGATGGCATAATGATACGATCGTTACGGTAGAAAGGAAAATGAAATTATGAAGGAAAGGATATTCACCACAAAAGAACAGGGGAGGGTGCTGGTCGAGGCCGGCCTTCCTATCTCCACCGCCATCGGTTTCAGAGACAAGTATCTGGATCAATTACATTCTATGGAGGATGACGCTGGTCGTGTAGGACTGATTGAGGCTGTTACCCCTGATGTATTCAATCCTGTTTGGGATGTAGGGACGTTACTGAATTTACTCCCATATGAGATAGATGGTTCTACATTCGAATGTTATAAGCTAGAACATGCATGGTCTGTAACGTATAGAGATATAGATGAGATTCCTATATATTGGAGTAGTGAGAAACTTCTTGTAGACACATTGTTTTCGATGATGATGGAATTACTTAAACATAAGATTATATGAGCATAAAGCAAATAACAAAATTAAGGTACAAAACGAAAAATAAGCCTCCTATAGAAGGGGTTCCTCTTTTAGGATACAACAAAAAATATAGCTGTCCGTGGGAAGTAATGTACAGGAGAGGGGATAAGTACTACACCTGCATGAAGTATGATGCTGAATTTGAAATATATCCACCGGAAGAATATGAATATTTATATCCATGAGAACATGAAGCAAGTAACAAGAATAAGATACAAAACGGTGGATAATCCACCTATGGCCAATGTCCCTCTTATAGGATACAGCAAAAAATATGACTGTTGGGTAGCGTTAGTATACAGAAAAGGGGGTAACTATTACACCAATATGGAGTGCGATGTTGAATACAAGACATCCCCTCCAGATGAGTACGAATACGTATATCCGTGAGAACTAGAAGGGATATATTTATATTTAAGCATGATTAATATTATTTTTATATTATTCATGCTTTTATTTTTGTTTAAATCTTACTTTTGTATCAACATTAAAAACCAGATTATTATGGATGGAGACAAACAAAAAGTCAATGAACTTACAATGAGGACGCTGGGTTCTCATTATGGCGGATATGCCTATGTAAAGGTAAAAAATCGTCAAGCTGATGTAAAGATAGATTGGAAGTTGTTGAGAGCTATAGAAGAAGGAGAGGTGGAGATAGACAACGAAAAATACCATCTATCCGGGATAGAGTATGTAGCTAAAAGATATCAGGACATGTTTTACGCTGGTCGTGATATTTATTATTTCAAAGGCATAGGAGGGCATGGGATGACCGATCTTCTTAGAAACGCTATAGATGATTTACTAGACACCATAAGTAGTAGAGAGGCTTATCGTAGTGCAGAGCATAGAATGTACGCCCAAATGAATCAACTTACTGAAGCGGGAGCCATGATCGGCTTGGCTATAGAATTACTAACATCTAATATCCGTCATAGTTATGGAGAAATTAATTTTGAACGATATCCAAGACCTGTGGAGGTGGAGGGAGAAGATAAACATTGATGACTTCAAAGAGGATCCTATGGCTGAGGATATGCCATTATATTTCCCGTGCGCCGTCGTATGGCATGTGAATTGGGGTGAGCATGACGCTGATAATTATATATGTTATGGATTTGTTTATGTAGCAGAAATATTAGGGATATGAACATTAAAAAACAGATAATTCTTGACGATAAAGACTATGAGCGATTAGTGCACGATGCTAATCTCAGTAATGATGAGATAAAAAGCAAAATCGCCAGCGCTCTAACCACTGATATGGTATTTAGTTTCGATTTTGATGTAAACAAAAAAGTTACGGGGAATACGAGGATCGAAAGCGCCACCCATAATCTAGGATATAATGAATATGATAATATCGTAAGGGCTAGAGACGAGAATATTCACCATGCTGTTTATACAGCTATATATGATTATCTTGAGAAAATAAAGAGAGATAATAATGAGCTAAGCGCAAAAGATTGGATATTATTTACATCTATAATCTTATTCGTTTTTGGGATGGGATTTGCAGGTGGATGGTTGGCATTTAATTGATTAAATCATGGGTAATTTAAAAGACATACAAGATATAACCGGTCTTACGTCAGAAGCTATATTCAATATACGTAAACCTGTTGATTATATGTGCAGTGATATAGACAGTCATATAAAAGATATCAGGGCACAATGTGATTATATGATGGATGGGGATGAGAAGGATGTTAAATACTATTCAAAATCAATCAAATCAGACGTAGATTCTTATTTCGAAGACATACAGTCAAAGGTCGAGAATCTCCGTGATTGGGGAGAGCAGTGGAAAGCATTGGCTAAAGACTTGTTTAATGAGTTGCTGGAAATAGATAGCGATAATACTATAGACAGCTATCTGTCTTATGAGGCATTGGAGAAGATTAAGGAACATTTAAAAAATCAATAGATATGAGCAAATTGCTATTTTTCGATTTAGAGACAACCGGTGTTAAGTTCTGGAGAAACGGGATACACCAAATAGGAGGAATCGTGGATATCGACGGGCAGGAGGTCGAGAGGTTCGACATCCGCCTAGCCCCGAACCCTGCCGCCACGATAGAGCAAGAGGCGCTGGACGTGGCCGGCGTTACCTTGGAGCAAGTGCAGTCGTATCAGCCTATGGAAGAAGGGTACAGGCAGTTAGTTGGTATATTATCCAAATACGTGAATAAGTTCGATAAGAGGGATAAAATGTATTTGGTGGGGTATAACAACGCCGGATTCGACAACAACTTCCTACGGGCTTTATTTACCCAATGTGGGGATAAGTATTTCGGATCATGGTTCTATCCTAACTGTATGGATGTATATGTTATGGTGACACCGTTCCTGATGGGTGTAAGAAACGATATGGAGAACTTTAAGTTGATGACCGTAGCCAGAACTATGGGTATTGAGATCGACGAGAATAAGCTTCATGACGCTACTTACGATATTGAGCTGACTAGGGATATTTTCTATCGTATAATCGGTAAAATGGATGTTAAGTTATGAGAAGTATCTTAGAGGCGATGCATGATTATCCGGATGAGGCTCTTGGGCTATTTTTCTTTTTGATAGTGGTCTTCTGGTTATTGTCAGGTATATTCGAGAAAAAAGATGAATGATAAACTCGATAAGATACTGGATCTCCTAAGATCTCAAAATGAAATGATCAAGGATATTCACGACTATGTGAAAGAAGTTACCAGCGAGAAGTATATAGGAGAATCTAGGATGACTAGCTTCTCTATTAACTTGGCCGCTGATATACTTACCGAAGCCATTAGCCCTAAGATAAAAGGGATGATGGTGGATTTATTAAGGAAACAGGGATGGAAAACCGAATGAGACATGGGAACATATGAGAAGAAGGTAAATCAGTTAAAAGATTTGATGGTAAGGAAATACAAATCGACTTACGACAAGTCAAAGGGAATAGATATAGATATAAGCTCAATAATGTATCTCCCAGTACCAAATGAATTTAATGATATGGATATTGAGAATATGTATGTTATTCTCGATAAGATTAAAGATATTATAGATAACAACAGGGATAAGCTCAAGAACCCGACTTGCGGCACATGCGTACATCTGCATGATAATGAATGGGCGAAAAGATATGGCAAGGCATGTTGTTCTATTTGGCAGGTGTGTGACCATTATATAAACCCTAACAGGAAACATAATAGGAAACAAACAACATACGTAAGGCGTCCAAGCAACAAAGCTTGTCCTAATTATGAGTATGGTGATGATAATTTTGAAAACAGAAGAAGATGTATAAAAGAAAAGAATACCCGATAAAGAGCTATGTGCCGATGCGCACCAACAAGGATAGGACGTGTATCTGCTGTGGCGATACGATCCCAGCCGGCAGCAGCAGGATGATACCTAGACACGCCAAGGCAAATCACGGTCTATGTTTCCCGTGCTTCAGGAAATGGAAAGATGTTGGAGGAGATCTTAAGCTTATGGACAACCCCGGAGATGCGAAGAAAGAATATGTCATACATATGTCTAATATCCTGAAAGGGAATTGTGATATAATAAAAGGTCGAAAGCTTTACGTGGCTTTTAAAAAGGCGATAAACGGCGGAAAGAAGATCGTTATCAAATTTGACACTGATCAACCGATATCTATGTCAACAAGAGTCATGAATCCTTCATTCGGGGAGATTATGGATGAGTACGGCAAGGACATATTCCAAGGTAATCTCAAACTGGTAGATGTCCCAAAAGGAGTTAAAGATTTAATAGTTAACTATATAGAAAAATATCGTAAATTGTGAACATAAAGACATTTATATACATGATCTTAACATTCAGAAGAATAGATCCTATACCTAAGAATATAGGATTTATGTTGAGTATAACATTCTGGATATCTATAGTATGGATAATATCCAACTTTGCTATATTGATAATGAGATTAATAAAATAGACAAGATGAAACAAGGAGACGTGATATAAAAGAATGGGATGGAGCTGTTATGACAAAGATTAAAGCAAGTATTATTATCCTATCTCTTATCATGATAGGATGTAAGGATAAAAAAGAAGAAGATGTTGATTATTATCCTAAAACTGTTTATGTAGATGATAGGGGTAATAAAGCAACCATGTTGAATGATTCTATTTTAGTAGTATGCACATGTCTAGAGTACCCAGAGAAGTATAAAATGGAAGTAATTAATATAAAGAACAAATAGATGGTTATAAACAACAAGCAACTTTACAAAATAACCCTAACAAGGGAACAACTGATGCTGATATCCCGGTGCGTGGAAGACATAAGCAGATACGCAGCCGGAGACATGGATCTTCAGCATACCACGGAAACTTTGATAGATGATATGGACAGGACGGAGTCGCTGGGGATAAGAAGCTTTATAGCAAACAACTCGATGGCTATAAGAAGAAGGCTGTTCCCGGATCTCGAAGACTATGAACATATAGGGTATGATGGAGGTAGTAAAGATATGATCAATAGAAAGAGACTTATCGGAAATACCTACCAGATATATAGATCAATACTGCATCAATTGGCTATTGACGAGAACTGGAATAACGTGTATAGCGACATGACGTTACCTTCAGGCGATATGGGGACGATTAAGGTGGAGAGGGTTGACGATGATAAGGATAACGATATTTAACGATACTGAAATATGAGCTTATTTGTATGCGCTAAATGCGGTTGCGTTGATAATACCGCTACGTCTAGTTACTGGATGTTGACAAACGAGTATATGGTCGATAAATTCGACTATGCCAAGGAACTACAGCCGTACAAGGGCATGGGGCTGTGCAGCGAATGCGGGAGGCTGGCTACCAGTCCCGACGGCCGTGATGTCGTGGTGCCCGGTAAATGGCACGGGAAGTTCCCGAAGGAGAAAGCTACCGAAGAGCAGTTGAAACATGTAGGATATAAAAATCTAATAAGATGAATAAGATAAGAAAAGGAGAAGTTAAAATATATAAAGGGAAAGAATACATAGCTATCCCTGAGATAGAAGAAGAGAGTTGTACGGGATGTTGTTTTTACGACAAAGGGATTTGTTCAATAGATCATGCTAATGATCCTAATTGCCTTCATAGCGGCATGATCTGGGAGCAAAAAGAAAATGGTATGAGCGATATCAAAGAAAAGGCTATTAAATTGGCTATAGAGGCCATGAAACCTATCCCAGTATATTCATCGCCATGTTATAGTATAAACGACAGCAGATCGCCAGAGGAAAAACATGAGGAGGAAATGAGATTTTGTAGGGAGTTTAACGACCTTAAATGCGAAATGCTTATTGACATGGCTAAAAAAATAGAGGAATATTTATTATAAGATATGGTGATTATATACAACCTTAAATATAAGGAGATTATAAGAAAAATGGAGGAGATTGGTAATGATACGTGGAAATAAGTTATACATAAATATCACAAACCATTGTGATGTATGTTGCCCATTTTGTTGTATGAAATCAGACAGCAAAAAGCAATCATTCATGAACTTTGATACTATCCATAAAATCATGAAAGATATGGATGTACCATATATCGTGCAACTAGAAGGAGGAGAGCCTACCACGCATCCGCAATTTTATTTATTCATGGAATATATCTCCACGCTCGAAAAGGTGGAAGAGGTCGTGATAGACACCAATGCCTTCATGCTCGACAGGCATATCGACAAGATCGTCGAAATAGCGGTAAGGAACAAGAAGAGGATAACCGTGAAGTTATCTTACAACACCTACCTTAAAACGGTATTCAACCATAAGTTTGTCATTAAATTCGCCAATTATCTCAAGAACATCATCTCGGCTTGTGAGTTTATACCATATGTGAATTTTGCCATAAACGTAAGAGGATATACCGATAAGGAGCTAGATACGCTTAAGGACGAACTACCTCAAGAGATGATAGACATATCAAGCTTCCACCTATTTAACTCCTACGGCAGGGCTGAAAATGACAAATCTCTTCCACCTTTGAGGATAAACGACGTGTATGATGAATGGCGTTGTTACGCTTCTGATGGCGAGTGTTTTGGACATAATTTGGAAGAGAGGGCAAAACATGAATCTAAATTATAATAAAATGAATGCATTGAAATTTCAAAATATACGAGAGAAGAGGCAAGAATGCTTCAATGTTGACGAATATACGTTTAATGATTTTGACTTTGACGGGAAAAGGCGCAGGGTGTATTCGAACGTTAACCTAAGTATCTTTACTGACGATTACTGCAACGCCAATTGCAAATTCTGTGTTGCCCAGCTTAGGTTCGAGAACAAGGGGAAAATGTATAAGAAAAGCAAGATAGCGTCTGATGATGAGTATCTGTCCAGACTTGACGATATACTTAACAGGCTTAGACCGCTTAATCCTTCGATATCAATCACAGGAGGGGAGCCTACAAAATCAAGAAGACTCGTGCCAATCCTGAGGCTTATCGAAAAATATGGCTACAGGAAAAGAACATTGACTACAAACGGATCAGGCCTGTTTGATATCGTGGAGGGTAAGTCGATACTGCAACATATCACGGATAACCATTTCCAGCATCTCAATATCAGTAAAGCTCATTTTGACGAGGAGATAAACAAACACATTATGCAATATGAGAACGGATATTGTAGCAACGATGATATTGCCCGTATAGCTATATTCGCTAAAGCCAACAATCTCCGTCCACGCATGAGCTGTTTACTGCTAAAAGAGGGAATAAATGACATGAATGGAATTATACGTTATCTTGACTATTATAATAGTCTCTATATTGACAATGTCATATTCCGTGAGACGATGGACTATGATGAGCAGGCAATGAAAAATCATGATAAAATGGCTTATCTCAAGAATAACAAAGTATATCTGAATGACATATGGAAGTGTATTGATAAAGACAATAGATTTACCCCTATAAAACAATTACTTGGATACTACTACTATGTAGAGGTATATAAATATCAAGGTATAGATATGGTAAGCGAAAGCGCAAATCTCGTAAAACTGTATGAGCAAAAACAAATTGCCAATGATGTGGTGTTTGAAATGATTTTTCATCCAAACGGCAACCTTAATGGGAGCTGGGTAGACAATGAGGATATATTACTTGCGTATAATTCTTATAAATCATAGAGATTTACCTTAGGCAAGATAATAAAAATAAATAATTATGGTAATTATATATTATTTAAATTTTTAATCATGAAAAAATGCAAATTGTTAATAACAGATTTAGACGGGACACTGATTGAGACGGTATCAGGGAATACATTCCCTAAAGGTATATGGGATATGAAAATCAAACTCGACGTGTTTGAGGCTATCAAGAATTACGCTCCTGATGATATACTGATAATATCAAATCAAGGAGGTATAGAAAAAGGATTCGTAGACAGAGAGATGTTTGAGTATAAATTCGATTACATATCAAACGCCTTGGAAGATTACACGGATATATCCGTAAGCGCTTATTACTGTGACAGCAATAATAAGCGCAATGCCAATAGGAAGCCAAATATAGGGATGATAAAAGAGTATATGGATTTCATCGAATACATGAATAACGATGAAGATGAGGAAGAAAAGATCGTATACGATACTATCTTGATGATCGGGGACGCTTCCGGAAAAGAAGGGCAGTTCTCCGACTCCGATAAGAAGACGGCGGAAAACTTCGGGTGTGAGTATATGGATGTGGATGATTTTGTGTATAAATATAATAACCGATAACGAAAATAAGAAGGATAGGATGATAATCGCCTATCCTTCTCTTATTATGTAAATCCATTTTTGGATTACATTAATTATCAATGGTATAACTATTTATTTATACTCATCTTTCTTTCCTTGTTATCAAACATTCCACGCAAAATGCAGTTATCGTATATACAATTGTTGATCTTCCCTCAGTAGGGTTTTACCATTTTGGGTAAAAACTTTATAATCAATATCTTTAGTGAACCTATTATCGCCAGTAAGCGCTCTAATAGCCTTGCCTTTATCAGAATAATCGCAGTGAGGGGCATCATATCGTGAACCGACCATATTTCTCAAAAACGCTCCTTTTTTTTCTTGACAATTCTTCCAGTTTAACAAATCCCTTTAATGTTATCATAACAGTCACGGCCTTAGCCTCCCAATATTCATCACCAGGATCAGATCCATATGTAACTAATCCAGAATTACGAGCGGACTGATATGCCTCTATCCTACCTCTCTCATTCCTAAAAACATATTTTAATTCCTGTAATAACGGATACATGTTCTTAATCCCGATATAATAGCCAAATTGCTCAAAATATTTTGATGATTCACGGATAAGGACACCCTCTCTTGGAATAGACCTTTTAAACATATCAATTACCGGTTCATTCTCCTTTATAGTATCTATAGCTGTATTTAATTCAGCTTGAACCATCCTCTTCTCTTTCTCAATCTTTTCCTTAGCCTCCAAAGCTAATCTAACTTCCTTCTCAGCTTTCATCCTAGCCTCATACTCATCGGCCCATGCTCTTGCTGCTTCCGGAGGATTATTAAAATTTGGCAGTTTCACTAAACCAGTAGTAAGAAGCTCCTTTATTTTAGAATTACACCAAACTTTGAATTTAACATCAAGCCATTGGGCGAAATCTATAGCCACATCCTCATACAACCATGTCCCTCCTCCGTTTTCAGAGCTTCCTCTCATTTTTATAACTAATTGATCCTCAGATATGTGTGTCTGGCTCACAATTGTACTAACTAATTCATTTACATATATTTGCCTTAAATAGTCAACAGGTCTCTTATTATATGGGCGAGCCATATCAGTGGCATTAATAAGAATACCATAACTGGTCTTGATAAAAGCTACATTATTCCCATTGTAATTAAAAATAGTAGACAATCCCATTTCGTTGGATTCAGACGTCAAAATTCCGCTACTATCCTTCACGGAATCTTGATAAATGCTTACATTTGCATTCATAATTGATAATTGTTTATTCCCATCCGTCCGGGATGGATAGATGGGAATACAAAAATAGCCAATCAAATTGTCTTAAACAATTGACCGGCTATTTTTTTGTCATACCATATCAGTTATCTTCCCCTGTCAAAATACCAATTAGCGTCCTCTCCGGACTCATCCTTATTCCTACCACCTAGAAAGAATCCCATCGTCATGCCGTTGGTCATCAACCAGTAGTCGGATGTCTGCTTAATATCCCTAGCCGTCTTGATATTATACCATTGCTTACCAAACGAGAACTTCATGAGCTGCCTCCATAGCTTGCTCTCTCCCTTATACACGCCGGTCTGGACGGTAGCGAACGGATCCCAGTTTCGAGGATCGGTGAGATCGCCTAACTTTCGGGCGGTAACCAGCGGATCTTGCAGCATATCTATGGCGTTAAGCTCCATGAACGGGGATGTCTGGGAAGCGATCTCATTGATCGTCCTGAACCCGATATAGGTAATGAACTGTCCGAACCAGCTATCCTCATTATCCTCCCTATATCCCATCAACGCCCGTCCTATGGCTATCATGGTAGCGAATACCGCCATATTGATAATCGATCTCTTGATATTGATCTGCTCGTAGGGGGTAAGCTTATCATACTCTTCCTTAAGCACGTCATATGCCTCTCCCATCCTGCCCTCGGACATCGATCCATAGACATTACCGGCCAGTCTCCATAACGTTCTCATATATCCTTCCTCAAACTGGTTGGTTTGGAAATTGAAACCGGCTTTCTTATACGCCCGCTGTACGGCCAATATAAACCATCCACGATGAGGCAGCACCATATTAAGGATAGCGTTCCGGCTAGCCCCCACCCGGTTCTGCTCGTTCAAGGCGCCGTCACAGATCTGCACCATACTCCTTACCCTACTGGACAAGGTGGGTATATATCGGTCTATAATATCCTTGTTAGCCTCGTTCTTAGCCACGATCTTTCCGTCCTTGACATCTACCATGTTCCACATAGAATAATCCCTTAAACGCTCCCAATCGCGTTTAGCCTCGTTAGCGGACATATTCCTGTCTTTCATCATCATCTCCTTGAAATTGGAGTATGACCAGAACTGACCTTCGTATAGGCGGGTATCATCCATGACCGAGATAATGACCTGCGGATCCAACGGGGAGTTAAGAACCTCCATCATCTTAAACGGCAGATCCCGGAATAAGGTTCTCCAGATCTTGTTGTACGCCGCCGATCGTACACGGTTACGGACATTAAACACGCCTAGAGCCTCTCCAACGACATATAGCTTGTTGGTGCGGTTTATATCCCCGATCTCCGACACGTACGTGCTTAACTGCTTCTGGGCTTCCCCATAGGCGTATTTCATGGAGTCCTTGCTTATATACTGCCCTACCATACCCTCCAAAAGGAAGTTGGCCTGCCCGGTAAGGGCGCCGGTAGCCGCTACGAACGGGGAGAAGCCTAGGTTGGATTTGGATACGAATTTGGTAAACATAAGAGCCAGCTTATTAAGATCGACCTTATAATTACCTATATTCCATTCCGCCCGCTTATTATTTATCCTGACATCGTAGATGCTGGCGTTAACCCAGTCCTGAAACATCCTATAGGCGTGAGTGGCCTCTGGGTTCTTACCGCCGTCGTATTGCGTCTCCAGCATCATGTTCCTGTATCCCATGACATCATCCAAGGCCGCCCTCTTATACTTGTAAGAGGTCGCTTGTAAGGATAACATGGAATAGGAGTAGGCGAAGTCATGGGACACGTCATCGGCGTTCTCCAACTTACTAAGATAGTATTTGGGGATCATACGATATTTGTTATCGTTCTCATCAAGCCCTCCTAGGTCTTGTCCCTGACCATGTATAGGGTCATCCACCCTCTCGCCAACGATATCACGTACGGCGTTGCCGATAGCCGCCTTCGGGTCAACCCCGGCCTGCACCATCCTCTCCACGCCGCCCTTGGATATCTGTGGTATTTGGTAGATGTTCCGGAATCGCTCATCATAATCCTCCATAGCCTTACGACTTATGTTAAGCAGCTCCTTCCTCATCTCCCACTTATCCTTATTGATCGTAGCTTCCTCCCCTTCGTTGGTAATACCGTATTTCTTGAAAAAAGCCTCGTTCTTGTACTTATCGAACCTAGGCGTATGATACCCATAACCCAGATCGGGATTATAATTAGGATTACGGAAAGAACTCTCGGCATCGGCCTCATCAAGCCACTGGTTGTTGATCGTCAGATCAATCATATTAATATCGAACCCGAAACGGGATACGCTCTCTTTCTCGGATATACCATTTTCTATGGCATCAAAGAACTCGGATACCTTATACGTACCGTTATTTATCTTCCTAACGAAATCAGAATATCCCTTGGGAGAGTATTTCCTCATATAAGGATACAACCGGGTTCTGGCGTACTCGATAAGGATCTTATCAGTCTTACCCATCGCTATGTCGTTAGCTAGCTTATTATTGAAGTCAGGACCGTATTTCCTTCTCAAAAACGATACCTCCACGGTCGTCCATGACGGGTTCTTCCTAGATAGCTTAGCGGCCATCCTATCCACCTGACTCCGGGAGCGGGCAGACATATGTTCCTTGGCGAATTTAATCTCATCCATACTCTTGTCGTATGCCATGGCATCCCTTAAAGCGTTACGGTAAGAATCCGTGACTCCACTCTCCACCGTATCAGGCATATCCATCTCAATAGCCTCAGCGGAAGCGGCGGCGTTAATAACGCTCTTAGCCTCAGCCAGACGATCATATAACTCGTTTATCTTTCTTAATGAGGCGGATCCACGTAACCTATCGAAATCATATTCCCCGTATCTCGTGCTATCCCGGTACTGGATAAGCAAGGGCCTTAGCTGGTCATTGATCTCGTTTATTGTCGCCATCGCCTCCTCTACCTTCTCTATCCTTGATGATGATACAGATTGCTCCGTGATCTTATCAACCAGATTCTCGTAATAATCACCCTCCTCTGATCCCCACATATCCTTGGAGAAGCCAAGATGACCGCCAGCTAGCAGGAACTCAAACGCAGCCTTGCCTCCCTCGGACCGCTCTATCCCACGAAGTATCTCCTTGAACTCGGCGGAAGCCTTACGACCCTCGTTGGTATTCCCGAACTCCTCGGCCCACGCCTCGTCCCATGCCTTGATCTCCTCGGACATCATCAGAGCCTCGGATCCCTCTTCCTTTGGTGTCCCATCGGAATACCACTCGCTCTTGGCTATAGCCCTGTCACGTAAAATATCCAGATAAGATCTCCAAGCTATAGGATCGGATTGAAACGCCTTCCAATCGACCTTCCCGTTCCTCACGAACTTATCCATAGCCACATACCGGCTCCTGCGGATACGGGTCATGAAATCGGACGTGGCTTGCGATACCCTACGACCCAGTCTTTCCTCGACCTTCTTATTAACTTTCTCGATCTTATCGTAATAAGCCTGCACCATAGGTTTCTCTCGGTTCTCATCCAACCACTTATTTATCGTATCCAGATACCGTTGCTGATCCTCGAACGTCATGTTCGAGATATCAAAATTCTGGATGGTAGGTTTGAATACATGATATACCTCCTTCGTAATAGGCTTATCCCCGTCATATCCTACTATGTCGTCACGGGTCTTCACCTTAAGACCTCTATCGGATAGAAGAAGATCGATAAGTTGTTTCTCGGTCTTACCCGTAACATTCTTAAGATCATATATATCGATAATAGCCTTAGCCTGCTCGGTCCTGTATAGTAAATCGTATTTGGCGAAATCACGGGACGAGTCAAGGTAATCCGAGTTCTTCCCATTTATCTTCTGTATAAGATCCTCATTATCCTTTATCCCCCATCCACGCTCTTTCATCATCCTAGTCATCTTATTGATATTAGATATACCTTCGGTATGGGCTTCACTATGAGCCTTGGCTAGACGTTGGCCTAACATACCTAAAATAGCGTTACCACTATGCTCCAGCGTGCCAAAGAACCGGGACATGACATTGATATCCTTATGGATGTTATTTATCAACTTCTTTATCCCATTCCAATATCTTTCCGGGATATTAAACATCCTGAGCTGTCCATCCAGCCAGTCCTCATTACGATCACTTCGAAGAGCATTTATATCAGACATGGATGTCTCAGCCATACGTAATATATCATCCATATCCTCTACCATGCCAACCTTATTGCTGCCATAATAATCAGCCGCCTGATTATTGACGAATCCACGAAGGTTCCTGATCAAAGGAACTATCTCCCCATATACGTTATCGATAACCTGTATCGTCTCATAATCCAATCCTTTTCCGCTCTTACGTAGGCTACTGGCGACAGTGACCAAATACTCCACCTCAGCCTTGGCGGTCGCTATGACGCTCTTGGTGGATAATAGATTGTTATTCTTATTTAGCTCACCCCCGACTTGTCTTACCTTCTCGCCTATATCACGGAGAAGGGAGATACTCTCACCGATCCTCTGGCTTTGGCTTGACCTCATCCTCTGTAACCTAGTGTATAGCCTTTCCAATGACCTCCCGTTCTTGATCAACTTATTAGCCACATCAACATCCGATAATGAGTACATGAGATGGTCGCTATCCTTTAACAGAAGCACGTCAAATGCGCTTGGATCATCAGCTAACGCCGACTCCTTTATCCTATCAAGAACCTTATTCAAGTCTGATCTTTGAGTAGAGAAGAAATTCCGTATAGCCCGGATTATCCTGCCAAACAAGGAGAGCTGGGCGTCCTCGGACGAGGCCAGATCCTCCACCGCCTGTTCCATGCCCGGTACGAACCGCTGGGCCAACGTCTTACCTAGGATCTCCCGCTTCACCATCCGATCCAGTTCCTCCCCTTGGTATTCCTTCCCATACACCTCATAGTAACGACCGGCAAATTGATTCCATAATGGCGTGCCGACAACAGAGTCCAGAACCTCGTCAATCTCCTGCTGATTACGATAAGTATCGATCAAGAAGTGAGCCACCTCCTCATTAAGATCCTCTACCGTAGCTCCCTCAGCCAGGGCAATAACCCCATTAGCCATATCGGATAAGGCCCTAGCCGAAGGCTCGACACCATTACGCATCTTATACTTATCCATATATTCGGACATACCCATCACACGGATACCTAACGTGGATAAGATGTTGGTGATATCAGTCCTGTTCTGAAGATCCTCCGCCTTCTCATTCTCAATAACCCCACGGACATTACTTCCGTACAAGGCGTTATCCTCCATCATCAACGACAAGGCTAGCTCTATGAACCCATCATACTTATTATTAAGCTCCTCAAACTTACCTTGCCTTAACATGCCCTTGATCTCCGATCCGCTTACCGTAACCTTCTCCCCTGATGTCGTGATAAGATCAAGATCATTACTTACCTCCGTATCAAAACCTATAGAACCCAATACGTTCATTTCGGAGGACTGACTTCCAAACCTATTCCTTAGCCTAGACAAGGCATCCATAGCGTTATAGATCTTAAGACCATCGGAGTTGCCGGCCCCTGTAAGATAATACCTATCTCCTAGCCTTATACGCTCCCCGCTCAACAGACCTTTCTTGATAAGGTAATTGACAAACCCTCCACGGGTACTTATATTAGAATCTGAGCTGATGCCAAGGACCGGGATGAACGAATCACTGTTGTTAAGGGTTATGGAGGACGAGCCAAAGGAGATGTCAGCCGTACCAGACGGGACGTCGCCCTCCTCGACACTGCCGGCCAAGAACCCGGCCTCGACCCGCCCGCCGGACGAGCCTTTTATGGCGTTGGCGTAAGTATCATATACCTTGCCATCATCCGATCTAAAGAACAGGCGAGGCTCACCGGAATCATATACCAATCTTGAAAATGGAGGCGTATAATTCTCGATATCATTTAAAGGCAAGACATTACCAGAAAATATGATCTCACCATCTATATTTCCACCCTTCACCCTGATATTAGGTCGTTGCCCGGTAAAAGCGCTTTCAACGGCCTTCCATAACATACGGGCTGTCTCCTTAATATCTATATTCTCCCTGATAGCCCTTATATCATCCCATGACGCCTCTTTCAGTATCGTATCGCCAATATTATCCTCGTTTATGGAATCCAGATCCACCTCCTGTACCGTGGATGTATCTACCACAGCCATATCATTGACATCACCTACCTCTCCGGAGGTAAGATAAGCCACGACACTGTCGCTATTCCCAAGGTTTCTGGCCAACGCTGGGGCATCCATGTCGCTTATGGCGGACAGGACCTTGGCTGACATAAGTTGCCCCCACTCGCTGGCGCTAAGTCTGGCGCTTATGGATCTGGCAGCCTCCTTATTTCTTGGCACGGATCTCGTCCAGTCTCCGAACTTAGACCTGAACTTATCGTTATAAATAGTCATATAAGCCTCAGCGGCCTTATTAAGGTCACTTACGGCGGCTATACCCGCTATCTTATCGAACAAGGTGGATACCTCGCCGGAAGGGGTCAAGACACGGGTTATCTTACCTTCCTTATTCCTTTTAATTACGCAACTCGACATAACTTCATGTTTTTGACAAAGATAAACAAAAAGCCCCCACAAATAAGCGGAGGCTGATATTCTTGTGTTCCTTATATAATTTATGGCTTAATCCGTATTCTTACTATTGATGAACTCGCTAACACAATCACCAGCGAAGCCGGCTATATACGCCGCATGTTCATCCTCCCCGACCTTAAATCCAAGCGACATATTACAGAACTGACACACGCTCATGGCTATATGGAACGACTCATGACATATATTTCTCATCATTATATCATCGTCGCTTGAAAAATTCCAAAGTATGGCGAATTTACCATCATCGTCCCTATCCCTTACCAGATTCACGAAAGACGCTTCCTTATCCATATCATCCTTATCACCCCATTCTCCCTTATGATCCGGCTCCATGTTCTCGAAACGGTTACATAACGTCTCGTAATCCAATCCTACCGTGATAATCAACTTCAACGGATATACCACGAAATCAAATTCCTGCTCTCTCATAATTTTTTTAATTTTTCTATAACCTCAAAACACATCTTGCACTCAATCCTACGATACAACTGCCTTACGCCATCTATCGTAGTCCAATAACGACCACCCTCACGGTGCAGGAACTCACTCATTACCTTAGTGTCAGCCACATCATGTAGGTCATATGAGTCAAAACATAACTTACATATATCGTCAAGATCAAAATAAGTAACCTTATTATACGATATACAACTGATTTGTCTCCCATCAGGAATCTGAACATCGAAAACATCTATCTTATCCATATTAAAAAATAGAGGGATGCCGATCCCATCACAGACCGGTATCCCTTATAATAAATTAGCGACGAAAAGCATGGTGATGGACATGCGCCACAAATGTAATTACAAATTTTGTAAAAACAAAACCATGAATCAAAAACCTATCGGCATTGTTATGAAATCAGCTGGATCATCTATAACTTGCATAGTTCCTCTGTACTGGATACGAGTCCCTTTGTATGCCCAAGATCCTCCATCTGAGAAAAAAGCGACTCCGTTGTAAAGGCTCGCTCCATAACCAGACCGAGTAACTCCCTGCCAGCGTCCATTTGAACCGTCAATATATCCAAAGTCACAATAATGAAAGTTACTAGAAAATATATCAATGACTTTAGGAATCATATCGCCATGCTCCCCCCATACTACTTTATATATACCTCCACTTTCTTTATACATTCCTGAATACACTACACGATAATCAACAGTAGGAGGTTTATATGGGTTAAACCCATCATATATATATACATCTTCACCATAAAATCCTATTCCTCCCATAAACTCACTCTTCCCTCCATAAAAATCTTCTATGCCCAAGAAACTGATTTGGGTGGAAGTTTTTCCGTCATTATTCCCTAGCGAGGATGTGGTACCAATAATTCTATCAAACGAGTCTTCTCCAGTCCCAAAACGATCCATCCCTTGAGGGTTTCTATCAGCGTATTTTGCGTAGAATAAATGAGCTATCTTGCAATGTGTCTCATAATCAATAATATCAAATCCTGCACCTAACGCCGTAGCGTAATCATGAAATAAACGTGATTCTAAATTTCCCGTAGAATATTCATCTCCTGTTTTGCGACTCCACAATTTACTATTGACAACAACCGCCTCTGTTACGCCTACCAAACATCTCCTGAATAGCCCCTTATTTCCCCATTTGGTGATATTGTCATCGACATCGTTATGGGTTAATGTAATATAATTGATAATATCATAATTATTATCATGTTTGAATCCAGTATAGCTATACCTATAACTAGGTATATCTGTCATCCACTGACCCATGGTACCGTCAAGCTTGGCTTGGGTCTTACCGTCATGGAACAATTCCGAATTATTTTCATCCAGATAGCATATGGCGACCCCAGCGTCCGTTTTCTTAACCAGGCACCTTCGTCCCTTAATCCATGAGCTATCGCCACAAGAATCTATAACAGAAATCTGTTTTTTGTCATCTATCCTAAATCTAGCCACTCCACGCATACCGGTATCAAAGCATTGGCACGGCGCATCACCTTTCAACACCCCATACACCCGGTTGTCGCTGGTTAACCACCGTTTCCCGTCGCTCGTGATATAAGCTTGCCTACATCCCTCCTGATTCACCGTAAGCGTCTTCTTAACGCCTTTGGGGGTTGTTATCTCCAACTCAAGGGTACGGTCAAGGCCTTTGTTCATCACCGAGCCAAAGGAAACGGGGGCGTTACCGGTCCCGGACCCCGGGCTGACGGTCAGAGGCTGGTCCGTTACCTCGCCTACCCCGTCCTTCCAATTAACATTCAAATCACTCATAATTATATCCTTTAGTTATCTTCTACTCACAAAGATAATAAAACAAGAGAACCCCAACCGGCTTAAGTCGATCGGGGTCTGAGTAAGCGAAAAGAAACTGATTATCGTCCCATCATTCTCAATACGGTTCTAGCCGCAGCTTGCGCCCATGTCCAGCTGTCATTAGATGTTACGTTAACCGTCTGTTGAGTACCATTTACATCCAAGTTAATAGTCTCCTTGTCAAGCTCGATAGTAGAGTCTCCAGCGGCTTGCGTTACCGTCACGTTGGCTGTCTGGCCACCAGCGGCGGTTACTTTCAATGTAGCTGTCAGTTCCTCGATCGTGACGTTGGCCGGTACGTCCGAGATCGTGATGCTCCAAACGAACTCGCCAGCGGCTCCGGGATCGTCGGCGATAACCGCTCCGTTAGCCGTAGTCTTTCCAGCCGCCGTGTAGTTAGCCGGGAGCTGTAACGTAAGCCCGTTATCCTCAGCCGGCGTGACCGCGAACGTAAGCTTAGTACTGTTAGACTTACCGGTGATGGTAACATTACCGCCTGTCTTTTGCACGGAAGCGTTAGGGCTGTCTGATCTTACCACCTCAGCAGCCGCTGCCTGATTAACTACCAACGCCTTCTTAGCCCCGCCGTTCGTGGTGACCGTAAGGTTGATAGTGCGTTGAAGACGACCGGTGTGTTTCTCACCGGAGAAATTAACCGCCTGATCTCCTGATCCTGATACCGGGTCGACGGTTACGAAACCAAATTTTTGTGATGCCATACTTAAATATATTTACAAATGTCATTTTATTATGCCAAAAATAACTTGTATCATATCACAAGCCAAATATAGGGGGGGGGTAGATACGACTAGCCCTGTACAACCTCAACATACAACCCGATCAAGTCCTTTAGATTATGACTAAGAGGAGTTCCGCTATCCCTAGTACACTTATATACATCAGCGTTCTGGATATAATACTTATCCTTGAATATCTCCATTGGAGGGAAATACGGGATAGGATCCCCTATGGTCCCGGCATGCTCCTTATCAATGACCTTGTATAAGGAAGCCGTATCCAATCCGGGTTCCCATTCCTTTGATAATGTATGTTGTTGAATAACCTCATAAAGGATATCCGTATCGTCCTTAACCACCCTGAGGCAGAATCCGGCATCCACCGACAACCCGAACTCCGCTCCCTCTTGTCCCCATATAGGGAATAGGACCTTAACATCCAATTTCTCGTTAGGGGATAAAGATATAGCCTTGTTATTAACCACCATTCTGGAGAATCTGACAGCCACTTTCTGAGGATCGGAGGCATCTTTCTCCTTTGCCTGTTGCCGGACATAAGTCATGGTGATATTTACCTTATCTGGATAGCCGGACTGAGCGTCAATAGCCCTCACCTGCTCTACGGTAGTGGCTAAGCTTACTTCCCTCTGTTTGACTCCTAACGCCGACATCAGGTCATTATCATACTTATCCATCATCCCGATCAAGATCTTGCCTTCCGTCATATCAAACTCCAGACCTATGATCGTTATCTTACCAGCTATAGCCCCATCAGACAAAGCGTTATTCCTATCATATTCAGGGATATAGATATTTGGGTCATCCAAGAAAAACTCATGAAGATTATTATTCTCATAAGTCCTGATCTCCTCATACTTAGCCGATTTCTCCTCATTAAGAAGCCTTGAGTCATCCAATTTAGCCTCGATAATTTCCTTAACCGTAGCTTTAGGATTGGCCTCCTTGAACGCCAATTGCTCCTCCCCAAGCTCTATCCATGGGGCGGGATTCCCGTTAATGTAATCATCATAACTATAGCCCTTGGCGTAATTATCATCAAGCGGATCGTCCTGAACTAATTGATTGGGATATATTTCCCTGTTTATATATGTATATGCCATAATCTGTTCTTTAATCTTGTTCTTTAACGGCGATGCTATACTTACCTGAAGCGTAACACCAGATATTTATCTCGAAAGGCTTGTTGGCCGTAGTGGATATAGAAGTTCCGCTCATGCTGACATAATCCCCGGAGTTGGGTATAGCCTGCGTGAAGGCCGCCGACGGGACGCACCTGATCATCAGCTCCTCCCCTATCTGCATCCCTGACTGCACGGATAGGGTGGTAGCGGCTGATAACGTAGCCGTGATACTTCTCTTGCTAATAGGCAGGTTAGCTAATGTCGTGACCGTATTAACTCCTATAAGCCTATTCATGGTCTTCTTATCGGCGGCCGCCATCAAACCGTTAGTGGACTCGTTGGCTACGGCATATGTCGTGTTAGGAGGGGTAGCCCATGTACCATCTCCACGCATAAAATTAGAGGTGCTACCATTAAGCTGTCTCAATAAGCCGTTGGCTGTAGTAGAGGCCAATCCGTATGTGGTATTGGTAGGTACGACCCATGTACCATCGCCACGAAGGAAGGATGTCTGTTTGCCCGCAGCGGGAGCCGGAACCAATCCCGCAGCACCGGCGGCGGAAGCCGTAGCTGCCTTCATATTGGCGTAAGTGGTATTAGTGTCTTTATAATAAGGGACACCACTGACAATAGGACAGGCGATATAGCCAGAAGCGCTTGTCACGGTACTTCCGTTCTTTACAAGACCTGTTGATCCATTAGCTCCCACAACACCATACGTTGTATTAGTATCCGTCCAAGGCACGTTGACGAACATCTTCCCACTACCATCCAGCTCCACCGGATAATTCTTGCCATTCTCCGCATATCCGATCATCACCAATCCTAAGGTCGTGGTATTAGCCTTAGCGTATGTGGTATTTGTCGGAACCACCCATGTGCCATCACCACGCAAAAACGACGCTTGCTTGCCGGCAGCCGGCGCTGGTACCAATCCCGCCGATCCTGCGGCTGAGGACGTCGCTCCGCCCATGTTGCTATATGTAGTGTTAGGAGGTGTCTGCCACGTTCCATCACCACGAAGATACTTACCTTGCGCTCCGGCGGCAGGAGCAGGGACCAAACCGGCCTTTCCTGCGGCAGAGGAAGTAGCCGCCCCCATATTGGAATATGTGGTGTTGGTGTCCGTCCACGGAACATTCACATACATCTTACCACTACCGTCAAGAACAACGGGATAGTTCTTCCCAGTTGCAGAGTATCCGATCTTAACAAGACCCAACTTATCGCTCGTGGCTTGAGCATAAGTCGTGTTATTATCAGTCCAAGGAACATTTACATACATCTTCCCATTACCGTCTAACACCACGGCGTAATTCTTGCCACTAGTATCGTAACCGATCTTAACCAATCCTAAAGTATCAGCCGTGGCTTGATTGTACGTGGTATTATTATCTGTCCATGGGACATTGACGTAAGCGTTGCCGGACGAATCCAGTTGCACCTTATAGTTCTTCCCGGAAGTCGTATATCCTACCTTAATACCGCCAAGAACGGTAGCGGAGGACGTGGGAGGGGTGAAGGTACTTGGTTTGCCCGTAACCCCGGACCAAGGCACGGAGGAAGCCTGACTGGCCGTGTAAGGCTCATATCCATCCTCACTGCTTAATTTAGACTCGTCTTTTATCAGATACATCTTACCTGTAGACGTTACCTTTACCGTATCACCACTTTGAGCCGTAGCGGTGGTAAGGGCAAATCTGGCCGTATCGTCAGCTACCACGATCAATCTCTCCAAAGCCGCCTTAGGCAACCTATCTATACTGATGGTTCCGGACGCGATCTTAGAGGCATCAAAATTAGCCAATGTCGTGGAGATAGTTACGTTGCTTCCGAAGTCCGATGAAACACTACCGGTAACAGCCCCGGACAGCGCTATGGTCCTAGCCGCCTGTAATTTCGTGGCGGTAGGGGCATTATCCGTCTTAAGAGCATATTTGGTAAGATCAATATCATTAGCCTTATCCAAAAGCTGCTCTATCTGCTTGCCATTGTATTTACCTTGAAAATCTTCCATATCAAACTTATTTTTTGCTCAAATATAACTATATACATAAACACCAAGAAATCGAGGGGGGGGGTAGATACGGGCAGGTGTTAGAAGCTGCCGTTCCCATGCAGGAACCCGGCACGGAATATAATAGCCTTGTCTTTAAGTTTCTGAACAGACTCCCATTCCCATTCACCCTCACAAGGTCTTATGACATATTTATTGCCCCAGATTTTGAATTTCCGTTCAATAACAAACATCTCCTTATCATTAAGGACATGAAAGATACTCCCAACGGGGAAATACTTATCAGTCCTCAATATAACTCGATGATGTTTCTCGTCATATTCAGGATCGCCTACGATACGGGCCTTATAAAACTGAAAATCGTTTAACGTCTGATCCACAGGCTCTATCCAATAATGTCCTTTAGCCATTGCTATTTATGTTTATTTATCTATATTTGCAGTGTAGTAACTCATAATGTTTTAAGTGATTTTCAACCAAAGGGGAAGGGTGTCCGTGAGGATGCCTTTTTTCATTCCCGCCCACCCTTCCTATGAACAAAAGATCTACCTCGAACAAATGTAATCATAATAAGGCTACGGTCAAAAAGAAACCCTATCGGTATTCTATTGCCGACAGGGTTCTCCAACGTTGTATCAAACTAAATCATATCACTCCATTTGATTGTGTCACCGACGAAGCACCGCACCGCCAGATACCTTACGAACGCCGTCCCTTCCGGGGCGTCAGGGTCTTCCAGATAAGCCAAGACAGCCTTGACTATTTTCTGGTCGCAATCCAATACCTTAGGAAAGTAGTCGCTATAGAACATAGCGAACAGGTATTGGATATCTCCCCAAGTGGCGTTATCAGGTTTCTTGGCCCCGCATTTATCGAACATCTGCTTAGCGTCCTCCATCGTCCATCTTCTCTTGGACCCGTCGGCGTTAAGCATCTTGTCAGCGGCTTCCCTAGCCAGCTCCTTGGAAAAGTGATATCCATGGGTGTCTATATACCGCTTATAATCCGGGTCATCGGCGTCTGCTCCTCAGTAGTAACGACTCCTGCGTCCCCTGCGCATATACGGCTCGGTACCATCGAACTCGTCACGGATGCCACGCTCACCGAACCATCCCCTGCGATACATCTCGTCCTCACGTTCATGGAGTCTCTCGCGTTTCTCAAGCTCACGCTCGTCACGTTCCAGCTCCCTCTCGCGTCTTTCAAGATCACGCTCACGGCGTTCTAGCTCATCCATTCTGCCGTCATGCTCCTTGCCATAGTGGTCGTATATTCCACCACCATAACCCATGTAAGTCCCATCCGAACGTCTGCTACGTCCACGGCCGCCTCTACGATCGTAGATCTCGTCATTGTAGTCCTCTTCGTGACCGCCGCCTAAATCTATAACTCTCATCTTAACCTAATTTTTTAATTAACAACTCTTTTAGCTCATCGAAAGAGGATCCCATCCTATCGACTTTCTCCTCAAGATTCTTGATCTTCCGGTCTTGATCCTTAGTCTGCTTAAAAGCCGGATTGATTTCCTCAAGGATCGAATCACAAGCCTCTAGTGTCCTCCTATGCTTATCGATACTATCGAGAATATCGGAGCTGGTTCTCTTAGCGGCGTTAAGCTGGTTCATGATCGGATCGACCGAGCAGGCCAAAGTTATGTTATTGGACATAGCGACATCCCTGCTCTCCGGTACGACATAGGTCATGGAAGACCCGTTTATCTCCACGGTAAGGTCTATCACCCTATCCTGTAGTTGCTGATATTGCCCCATCTGACCCATCTGGGGTTGCTGGAACCTAGGCTCGGACACGTTAACCACATTCCCCATCCTGAACACCGGAACATCGGACGTATCCAGCGTATATACTTGAAATCCTTTCTTTAAGTCTCTAAACATATCTCGATTTTTAAGCGGGAGGGAATACCCTCCCATTAGACATCCAATCTAACCTATCCCTCATCAACAGTCGTCTCCGACGCCGAGGCGGAAGTTGTAGGCACACAGCAATCCATGAGCCTCAATACACCCCTTACCTTGTTGAAATAAACAAGGCGTTCGGTGTTGTTAACCATAGCCGCTCCGGTCACAGCCACGTTGATCGGATTCACCACAGCCACGCCGGTTACCGGGCAGCATGTGTCATCACCTACCGTGGATACGGTGCTGTTCGCTGGAATAGCTATCTGCACTGGCAATGTCTCGCCTGTTGTCGGAACCACCTGCCGGATTTTCAGCAGCAGAAGGCCCTCGCATGGCAAGGACAGCCATATCCTTGGGTTGATGCCGAAGATGGTGTTGGTAGTAGTCACTACCACGTTCTTCGTGACCAACTCATAAAGAGACCCTATTTTAGAAACACAAGCCATAATAGCCTCCTTCCTTTATAGAGTTAAATAGCAGCGTTTCCGTTGTTGCAGCATCCATTGTTGCACCCACATCCGTAATTACCTCCATAAAATGCTTGACCCCATCCATAAGTCTGGTAAGGAGAGCATGAAGGATAAGCCGGCACAGGGGTAGGTCTCAACTGGTTGATCAAATTCTGAGTCTGTTGCTGAGTCAACGCGGAGGCTTGGTAAGCCGACCTTTCATCACGCAACTGATTGATCGTATTCTGCATCTCACGCATTTCCAATTGACAGAATTTATCATTAATCAAGGTTGTTTGAGCATCAATCTTAGCGCTCAAGATATTGAACTGCGTAGTAGCCTGCTCACGATTGTTTGTCAATCCTTGGTTGATGTTACTCTGAAGAACATTGGTTTGCTCTAATGTCCGTAATTGATTGTCAAAGCCTTGCTGCGTTATCATATTTTGAGTAGCGCACGTGCTTTGGTTGATCAAAGAACTCAAATTGCAGCAGCAAGAGCTAATTTGATTACCGATCTCACAACCTTGTTGCTGTACGGCGTTAATAACAGCCTGAGAGGTCATACCTACCTGACCAGCTACCTTATCGATAGCGCCTTGTACGTTACAGATAGCGCTTTGCAATTGAGTGGTAGTACAGTTCAAGGCGTTAGCGATCTGCTCGATAGCGCTTCTGTTACCTTGGATGGCCTGCATCAGCAACTCACGACCATAGTCGTTATTCAATTGAGCGGGAAGACCATTAGCGCAATTCTCACCACCGTTACCAAAACCATTGCCAAAGCCACGGCCGCCCCATAACCAGAACAGGACGATGATCCACAACCACCAACCGTTAGCCCCTCCGAACTGGTCTTGGTTGTTACGACCGTTCATCAACGCAGCGACTAAATTCGGATCCATCTTATTACCACCCAAAAGGCTGGTAAACATACCCGGAATCATAGATAATAAACCATTAGCGGCGCTACCGCTCCCGGAACCCATGCCGTCTAACAGCACGATTTTGTCTCCACTTGTACCCATGTCTATTTATTTTTGAATTAATAATAACCCCACCTGATAGTGGGCGTTACAAAGTTCAAAAATTAATAATCCTAGGATCGTGATATATGTCATCATCAAAGCACGTCATGTCATGCAATTGGTATTAATAAGAACCGGTACAAGACAAAAAATCCGGAACGTATCACTACGGCCCGGATTCATGCAAATCTATAAATTCAATGTTTCAATGCTCGAAAGAAAACGTCTCACGACGTCAAAGAGAGATTAACTACACGAAAAATCTCGCATCAACTTATTTGTATTAGCAGTGTATTCATTAACTATCTTACTGGATGAGGGATTATCCTCTATCCTTGACAGGCGGTTATCGTCACTCCTTACCGTAACGTCACCCATCCTTCGTACCATGTTTTCTTGATATGATGATGGATCGGAGTATATAAGATCATCAACGAACCTGTATATCGCACCATCAACCGTCTCACCTATCTTCTCATATAAGCCGGATTGGAATGACACGAAATCATCATACCTCCCACGAGCCAAGAACGAACCGTCCGGTCTCGCCTCGACACCGCCGTTGACCTCCCGGAGCAGGCCCGGATTCCTTTGGTACAGATACCTATAAAACCCGGCATCCATCATCCTATCCTGTCTATCCAGATAGAAAAGGTTTCTCATGCTACTGTCACCGGACTCGATAGCCACGTCAAACAGAAGATCCCTTACCTGACCTTCCGGCAACGACATCTCCATGCTTTTTAACGTACCTCTGTCATGGTGATTCAAAGATACATTATAAAATCCATTAAAATCAAGGAAACGTAAGACATTATTATATAAATCCGATTTTTTTAACCTTTCCTTGATCTGGATCTTCCTCAACGATGTACAGGATTTGATAAAATCCCGATCCTTCCCCTGTCTAGCCTCGTATCTCCTGAACTCCCGATCGATATCGGCATCATCCATCTCAGGGGTAACTGGATGCTGGTATATCAATCTGGCAAGGATCATGTTCTCGGTATTCGAGGATGAGATGTTGGACATAACCAGCTTTTTTATATTATCCTTGACCACGCCAATATCGGAACGGGAAGCCCCGGCGGGGACCACGCCAGCCGGCAAGTACGAGGGCCGCTCTATCCCGATATTGGCCAACATCTCATAGGCCTGATCGGTGTCGGTTATCGGAGCCGTGTTATGGTACGTATTCCTACTAATATACAACATGCTCCTATCATACATATCGGAAGGGGATGTATTCCCGGATCTTACATACACCATCCTATCCCCAGTAGAATAAGTATCCTGAACCTCGTATATCGGATTCCCTTTTCCTGTTATCCTATCAAGATCGGAGATAAAGCTATCGTATACCGAATTGCCGGCCTGTATGGAAGATAACATGACATCCAGCGATGCCATAAGATCACGGATATCCTCCGGTCTGGATATAACCATCTCATCGCTGATCGCCTCGCTTATATCCACGCCCATGTCGGCAAGATCCATGGCTATGTCATGCAGACGTCCGGCAACGTCCTTGATGTCCTTAAAATCATCCATATCGATTATCTCCCCAACCTTATCCCTTAGACCCTTCATATCCTTAGGCATACTGATATACGGTATGGTACTATTGAAGTACGAGTCGGTAATCGTATTTCCGTCCTGACTCCGAACCTCCATACGGGTCATATTACGATACGTGTCATACATCCGATCTGCGTAATCCTGATCCTCCTGATACCGGAGTGCCAAGGAAGGGTATGGGATGGAGGCGAAAGCCTGATCGAACTCCCGGCGGTCGCTGATACCGCCTACCGCCCTCATGATCGTATCCCTTACCTCTATTGGATTCAAGCCCCTTCTCTTTCCTAACGAGTCATATGTATCCTCATATATCATATAATCATCACCAAGGCCTGACTCGGAGGACAGGAAATACATATCCTTCTCATTAAGATTCCCATCAGACATAAAATCGACAATCCTCCTCATCATATCCCTTACCCGCTCATACTCCGATCGGTTAGTCATGATATTATCAATCTCATCAGCGTCATACATCCCAGATCGCTCAAGATTGTACCTATTGAGGAATATATCACCGCCGGAAAGGAAGTTGGATACGATCATATCATTAAGATCATTGATATTATCAACACCCAAGGAAGTAAGAGTATTATTAATATCCTTAACCTCATCGGCCATGAAATTGCCGGCGAAATAGTTCTTCCGCTTGATAAAGGACATGACATCATCATACCTAGGTTCCCCATTACTATCCAGATCATATTCTGATGGCATGGACATCCAGTCGCCAAAGAAGGACACGAAGTCGGGGGAGTAGGCCGTACCCCAGACCGATAAGGCCTGCTTCTGGTCGCCCAGCACCTCCATCGCCCTTTGGTATAATCCGGATGGTTGGTCGTTCGGGGCAAGGACATTATCTACCCCACCCTCCTTATTTTTTATAACATAACAAGATCTACCCATAGCTAAATCGTTTTGTTACAAAGATATGAAAATCCCGCCTACTCTCACGAGCGGACGGGAGCCAAATAACAATAATAACAAACCTTATGTTTACTCTGAAAAAGTACAAATCATTTTGCCGATCCTCACGGACAGGCAAAAAACTCAATCCTAAATAACAAAAAAAATGAAACTTATCGTTTAGCGAAAATATCTTTATCTGATCTACTCAGAACCCTACCTTTCAATTCCAAGAACCTAGGCATCCATTCCCCAGATATCTTAGACACGATCCACTGGAATCCCTTAGGAGTCACATAAACAGTGTTAGTTCCATAAAACTCATCGTCATCACGATATCTGTAACGAGCATAACCACGATCTATCATCCTTTGGGATAACAACCATCTCTTACCGGTTTTGGCGAAGAACTTATTATCCTCAAGCAATATACGAAGATTCTTCTCCGCTATATCATATCCATGAGCCTCTAGCTTTTCCCGAACCTCTCTGATCAACATATCTGTCTCTTGGGCTATTTCGGCTGTCTTAGCAAATTCAACCATAGGAGCCTGTTCTTTGATAATATTATCAGATATCCTCTTAGCTTCTTCTGCCACTTTCTTGGCTTCAGCTAATGCCTTTTTCTCCTTCTCCGATTTAATTAACGCTTCTAATGCCTCTATATAATCGGATGGTAGATCTCTTCTGCTTATATCAGAATTACTCCTATTTATTGATGTATGCCCTTTCAATAAAAGTTCCTTTATTTTATCTGTACACCACAGCTTAAAATCTACACTAAGCCACTGGGCAAAATCTATAGCTATATCCTCATGCAACCATACCCCACCTCCAAAAACCGGCATTCCAGTCTTCTTTATAACTAACTGATTTTCAGATTTACCAGTTTTTCTGGTAATTGCCTTAACTAACTCATTAGTAGATACTAACGATAAATAGTCGTTTGTTCTCCTATTAAAGTATTTAGCCATCTCCGTGGCATTAACATAGGTTACATCATCAACCGTTTTAAAAGTTACATCATTACCATTGTAACTAAAAATCTCAGATAATTCACTCATGATATAAAAACAACGAGAGCCATTGGCGTCCGTTATTCCACCAATGACCCTCATCTATCGCCTACGCTTAGGCGAGTTAATATCTTCTTATGGCCCAATAACGGATGGACACCGCAAATATAAGACCTTATTTTGAAACTACAAACAAACAGGAGACATTTTTACAAAAAACGTAATCAATTATATTTGTCCATCATATAGACGAAATATAACTATATCTATCCTCCATCATCATCACCACCTTCTTGATATCAGATAAAGTTAATTTCTTTATCTCCATATTCCTACTATCCATCCTGACGAAAGAGTCCTTGAACTCCTGCTCGGTTATGGCATCCAACCTAAATAGATTGTATTTTATAAGTAACTGGGTTACGTCAAATATCAGGATATTAAGATCAATATCATCCTTCAACTCATTAAGAAGATCACGCATCATTTCCTTAATGGCGTCAGTGTCAAGTTCCAGCTTCTCGGCCTCCTTCATCAGCTTCTTGATGATACCATTGTACTCGATTATGATATTAGCGTTATCGTCATCGGTAGGTAGAAGGATATCCATCGTACATTTTATACCCACCTTATCACTAAGCCTTTTGTTGAACTCAGTCATATAATCAAAAGCCTGATCCCTGCTTAAAGCGTATGTATGGTCAAGCAACTGCTTTTGTCTGTTATTGACAAAATAATGACTGGTGTATAACATCATCAAGACCTTCGCTCGCTGGATGCGTAGGTCTTGCATGATCTTCCGATGTAAAAAGGCATCTAATTGCATAATATAAAGAGTCCCCACCGGGGCCATCACACACCCGACAGGGATCAACTTTTAAATATCTTACTCGTCAGGTGATGGACTGACGCCGCAAAGATAAGTCAAGATATTTTATTTAGCAAGGATTTTCCGCCTCATTTTCTCCGGATACTACGTTACCGTCGGAAACCAAAGACTTGTCCTCGGCCGCCTTCGTAGGCGAGGCGAACTCCGATGGCAGATCCGGCAGGTTAGGGAACGAGACTTCCGTCTCCTCCTTGGATACCTTGTTCTCCTTGATACTCATCCTAAACTTAGGAGCTATGAAAGGATCGTTGTTAAGATCGATGTTGATCGTAACGTCATTCATCAAAATATCCTCCTTAGTTCTGGAATCACCTATCCATCCTCTTACGTCAGCGGTCATAGGCATCCTGCTAGCCGCTTCCTTGACAGCTTTAAGCCGGTTCTTGATAACATCCACGTCTCCCGCCAGCGGAATCATATATGTCTTATTATCCAACCCTGATCTGGCTATAGCGTTATTAAGATCCATTATATCATCAATACTTACGCCTCCGCCTAGACCCTCCGTAATCCTATCAGCCATCGATCCGATCATGGATGAGAATGACGATATATCCTGATTTTTCAATCTTACGGGGTACAGGTAATTTCTTCCATTTCCTGTCTTTATAGCTACGACCGGGATACGTGAATCTTTATAGTCACCATACTTGTCCCTGACGATAGCCGTACAGAACGGGAATATATTATACTTAATATCATCCCTCATCGTAACCTCCCCATTCTCTATATATCCTACGCTCTCGACTTTACCAACCGTCTCGTTGGTAAAATCATTCTCGGATACCATCAACGTACCATTATCATCACTTACGCTAAAATTAGGTCTTCCCGGCAAAACACTGGTAACTGTACCTACGAACGGTATATCAATCTCGCCAGTAACAGATCCTATATTATCCCTATATAACTCAAAGGCCCTACTCCTTAAATCAGCGTTACTTCCTTTTGAATCCGGGTCATTGGCTTTCAGTACCGAGACGAAATTGCCGTCGCTATCCACGATCTTAATAACCATATTATCAACCAGCTCTCGGTAAGCCGACTTAGTCTCATCAGAATTAGGGTCAACGGCGTTAAGGCTATTGTATTTATCATACAATTCCTTGGTATATGGATCTGACATATCCATCTTAAACCTTACCATATCACCCTTGCGAAGGCTAGCCGTTGCTTCCTGATTCACCGACTCGTTGTTAGACCCAAACGTATCACCCGTGTAATAAGGAACAATAGACCCATCCTGCCCCTTGCGATACACCATGAACCAGTTGGAGGTCGATAAGGCGGTCTGCCGCCCCAATATGACACCGGTAGCGTTCTCGAAAGCCTGAGCGTCATCCTCGCTAATCATCCATCTTGAGTGGTTATCTGACTCTATAACAGTAAATATGTCGGTTCCGTTGGTGAAATCCATCACCCTTCCATTATCAGTATCAGTGGCATCAGACCTTTTAAGCCCGGACCCCGCCATAAACCTGTCAAGCCTCATTCCACCAACCTCATAATACATGACCCCACCGATCTCTCTCTTCTGGGCCATCAACACCACCGGGTTCTGGGCGGCGTTAACTTCCGTCCTGCCGGTGGATGTCCCGGGTTCGCTCTCTGTGAGGACATCACCCATAGGTATGGATTTATCGTAATCCTTGACAGCTATACTTCCATTATCATACAGCCTCATCCATTCCACGAATCGAAGAAGAGGATCATCAGAATAGTTATTGATAATATCAATAGCCTCATTAAGCTTATCCTGATCAATCTCATTGCCATTGTCAGCCTCATTCATAAGATCATTATAAGTCTTTATAGCTTCTTTGATCTGATCCTGATCAAGACCATTGATATTCATATCTACAATATCATCAATAGCGTCCTTGATATTATCATAAATATTATCATGGATCTTCAATCTATCTATTATCGATCTAGCCTTATTGATCCTTGAAATAGGATTATCCCCAAACCCGTTAACTAGACTATCGACACGAGGCTTGTTATTATCATATATCTGTCTCTCCCTAGGAGATAAGACATCCTCATTACCGCTCCATATCTTTATAGCTATATTATTGATTCTATCGTCAGAAGGATTTATGATATCCTCATCATCAGGAACCCTCTCGACTATATTACCTTCATCGGTCTTAATCTCGTTCTCCATAGATCTGGCTATCATATGATTATATGTCTTGAACATAAATGCCTCATCCTCCCCTATAAGACCATCTTGGTAAGCCTTGTCTATAGCTTGGTCGTTGGCATAAAGATCATTGGCATCAGGATTATCAGTATTCCTGAAATCGTACTTGCTATCATCCTCCTCATAAGTCTTACCCCATACGTTCGATAATATCTTCATGAACCCGCGCTCCTGCGCCCGGATGAATCTTCTGTCACGCATACGACGAAGAGACTCGTTTATATTCTTATAAGCCACAAGATTATGACGATACTCACTAAGCAATGCCATAGCCTCCTTATAATTATCAACCCCACGGATAGATACGACGTTCTCAAAATCAGCTATAGTATCATAAGCCGCCATAAGATCAGCGGCACTGATCCTTGAATCATTTCTATTTAAGAACAACTTAGATATATCAGCCTCTGAGTTAATTAACGTAGTTAATTTCCTCTCCAATGCGATCCTATCCTCTGTTAATTTAAGAAGCCTATCATTCTCCTTGACCAACTTAGCCTTATCAGATTCAAGAGCGTCCTTCGACGCGACACTTTGTTGAAGCCTCAAGATATTCTTCTCCATCCTCTGTATATCATCCGTAAGCTTCCTGAGTTCTTCAAGATCCCTGCTCGAATCAGGATTAAGACGAGAATATATATCAAGAGCGGGGCCTATATCCGTATTGTATATCCTTCTTAACTGATTGGCAATATCGTTCAAATTATCCTTCGCCTCAAGGCCATTATAAGCCATATTGGAGATATAGGCGTTAAACGACCTATTGGATATACCATCGGTAAGGGAGTCGGCGAACCTATTGGCCATGGTAAAATTATCTACCTTCTTATTAAACTCACTGATAAGGTTGGACTTATACTCATTTACCTGCTCATCTGTCATATTCATATCGGAGGCTATATCGCTGTTAGGTATAGATTCGACTACCGTCCTGAAATTCTCCTTGGTATCATCCAGCATCCCCATCTCCGAATCATAACGGAGACGATTGAATACGGCGTCACTAAAATCCTTGTTTATGATCCTACCATCACTCTCGTACGATGTGTCTACGCCAGATAATTGAGCGTTAAGAGCCATACTGCCACGAATAGCACGGACAGCGGCCTCGGTCAAGGCGCCGGCATTGGCGTTGTAGGCCTCCACCATCCCCTTGTTCCGGGACATGTCTTGGCTCCATTCCTTTATACCTCCAAAGGTCTTTCTACCCATAACCGATCCGATAATCATACCGATGCCGATCTCCTTCCAGCCTTGACTAGACCCGTATGTTTCCTTGAACCCGTTCTTTATAGCCTCCATATAACCTATGTTCTGACGGATAGCCATAGGATTGTATCTTGATTCTACCCAATCCTCGGCGGACTTGCTAGCCACTCCCTGAAGACCTTCCTCATAAAGACCTTCTGACACTGGGCGCTTGATAATATTGAACGTATTCCCGGCTATTTTCTGCCATTTCTTTGGCGTTATGGTTCTTAACATACCGTTATCCATCCTCTCAGCCCCTACGCCAAATATATTGCGTTTTATAAACTTATCCACGCCAAGATCCATGCCGAACATATCACCGAACATAGCTATGTTAGACAATGTAAGAATACCGATATTAGCGGCAAATATAGTATTGGCGGCATCGACGTTGTCATTTCTGAACCTCATAAGCTCCTCATACGAGGCTTCTCTACCATAGGCATTTCTGTAAGCCTGCTTGAAGTTTTCCTCAGATTCCATCAACCCGCTTCTTGATTCTACCGAAGCCTCCCAAAGTGTTGACGTACCAATAAAGGTTAGGTTGTCCAACCCCTTACCTATGCCTCGTCCTACGCGGGCAGCCCTCAGCATGGAGTTAAACCCACTCTTCGTGGCGGAAGCGGCCCTACCTAATCTAGCGACAGTCGCTCCTATCCTAGCCCCCATACGGGCGGCATTCATAAGACCAGCGCCAGCGAAAGCATAAGACGACAAGATAGCCCCAGCCGTAAATGCAGCCCCCGACAAAAGATCATTTGTCCAGAAATTGGTTGTAAACATACTTTTAAGAAATCCGGCATCTCGCTCCTCCTTACTGTAATAATGATTAAGCGTATAATCACCACGCTTATCCATATCATCCAACCATCTGGCAAAACTGTTATCATACATAGCTGATAACGTCCCTTTTGTAACAAGCTCCTTTAATCCATAAACAGACTGACCTACTCCACCTATTCCATACAAAGCAGACTTATAAATAAACTTACCTAATCCTCTATAAGTTTTCTCCCAACCACTTTGACTTCTCGATAGACGATCGTCATTATCTATATTATTGATATAATTCTCATATTTAGGAATCCACTCACCTGTTGATAACCTATATCTTGAATCACGAAGATTGATCCTGCTCCCAGTTATATCATAATTACCCTTAGGTATACCTACCTCATTTATCATCTGGAAAAGCGAGTTTCTGGCTCTTACGTCATCATGATAAGATGTCTCTACAGATTTTTTTATACCCTCAACCAATGACGGTATGCTTCTATTTCCTTCCCTGGATAAAACATCATTATCCATATCCGATGAACTACTCATCCCGACAGGAATAGGGATAGAAGAAATATTGTCCCCAGAAAGCATAGGGGATGGAATGGATGGAGTCGGAACATAATATCCCTGATCCCTCATCACATTCCCCATATCATTATTATTATTGCTGTTCATTTTTACCATCTATTTTATCTATGGTCTCTTTATCCAACACCGAAAGAAGATTGCTAAGGTCAGAATGCTGTTCATTAATGTCCCTACCCTTTACAATAACATCCTTATTAATAGCCTCAACCACAGCTTGAGTAAGATACATCTGAGGACACATATTTATGATTTTCATGATATTATCAGCATAATCAGTATTATACTCTAATACCTTAAGCGGTGTCCCAGTCTTTGCTTGACCATGGAAATAAATACCAACTTCAACCCCTCCGGGGAATCCCTTAGCTTTGACATCATACGACTTGTAATTCCTCAAAACCGTATTAATTATCCTAATAGCCCTCTTATTAAGCTCAGATGTAGCTAGATCATTACTTTGAATATCATACTTATCAACCATCCTAGAAGCCTCCTCCGCCGCATTCTCGACAGTAGCGAAAGCACCAAGCGAATTAGCCTCCGCCCATTTCTGGTAAGGTCTATTGGTTGTAGCAGAAAAAGACACAGGAATGATCTTGGATTCATAATCTTCCGATCTCACATTTCTTTCCCTTTCATACAAACTATACCCCATACTATCTAATTCTTCTTTAGTAACTTGAACCGTAGCGATATTCTTTCCACCAGCCATAGCTACCAAATCAAATGTATTAGGATTATCTGTAGGACGAGCATACAATATATAATTATTAAGTCTACTATCTTTATATTTATTCAAGAAACCGGCTCTCGCCAAAAGCAGACTCTCTAATTTAGCATGCATACGCCTATCCTCTTTAGAAGCGTTGGTAGAATTGGAAAATGACCATGATCTTGGAGCAAACTCATCATATCTTCTTTCATAGACTGTTTTAGAATCCTGAACAGCCTTAGCTATATTACGACCTACATTGGAAGAAGACCATTCCCTTCTGAGCGTAGGGCCATCAGCTCTAGACATATTCTTACCTATGATCTTGATCATTTTATCCCTATTAGTCATATTGGCATCATCACTATTCATTATTGGATTATCTACACGACTATAAGTTTTGGCTATATTATCTATATCATCCAAAGTGAAATTTTCTCCCGAATATCTATTTAACAGATTTATATAAGATCTCATCAACTCCATATTAGCTATAGACCTATCCGTGTAGTTGATGTTTTCGCTTATCAATCCAACTATAGAAGAAACTTTCAAAGCATCTTCCGGAGAATACTCCCTTCCTCCAATAACCGCTCCATTCTTACCAACATCCCTTGCGTTAACCATACCATTATCAGTATATGTATCAATACCACCAGTAACATAGTTTTGATCTTTGATAGCATCATTAAGGATATTCTTCGTAGCGACATCAAAAGCATTCGTAAGATAATCAACTTCCTCGTCCATTATCTTACTATATTTCTTCCTATTATCATTCGCCGCCATAAGGGCCTCATACCTACCTACCATTTCTGGTGATGATAACACAGAACTAGACCCGCCACCGTTATTGGTAATCCATGCCATAATATTCTCACTATTAACACCACCTGGATATATAGAGGGATTGTTTTGTATATCGTTCTCTATACCTCGTAAATCAACAGGGTTTAAAGACGATATTAAATCCTTCTCTCCTGTTGATATATTGTTTTCATTCTGAATATACTGATTGTCAAATATATTTTCAGGAGTGACATTAGGCTGAACTTTTTCTAGCTCAATCATAACACCTGAAGAAGCGCCGGGACTGTTACCACCTTCTTTAGTCATTATCTCCCTAAGCTTAAGATTCTGATCTATTTCCTTGGATTTTTGTCTCCATGAGAACTCCCGCTCCTTGAAATCAAGATCTCTTACTTTAAAATAATAATCATCCGCACTATAACTTTCTGATGAATTATTGTATGACCATCTAGCGGATACACCATCAAGAAATTCATTACGGACAATAAACTCCCCTGCCCTAGCGGGATTCATGTTGTTGCCAATAAAGGATGTGGCTTCCTCCACTAACGCACGGCGCTGCTCCCGAACCTCCTGCAACGAAGCCTCGATAGCCACCTTAGCGGAAGGGCTGGCCTCCGCCCCTTTGAGCTTGGCTAAAAGAACGCTCTCTTCAGCGTCAAACCCAGAAACATATTTATTAACAAACTGTTCAGTAGTCATACCACTAAACATGCCAGGATTGGTCATGGCTAAATACTGTCCCTCTATCTGCATCTGAGCTTTAGCATTCTGAGATATAGACCTAGCCGCTATTGATCTAATTTGAGATTGACTCATCTCATCAACAGTAATATCCCTCATCCTCCCTGTAGGTTTACCATCCACTATTTCAGGAACAGAAAACTTCTTTCCTTTATTAAGACTAACGAAATCCTTCATCATCTTATTCATCTCCTCATTGTAATCCGTATAAGGAGTGTAGTGAATAGGATTCATCCTTGTACCAACCTGACCGTCATTAGCCCATTCATAAAATGGCAACAAAGCGACAGCCTCATTTATAGCGCTATATTGCTTAGGATTATTAAGCTTCATATCTTCGATCTTCTGAGAGAAAGACCTATACTCCCTAGTACCGGCAATAGCGTTCAACACACGGGTATCCAGAGCTTCTCCAAGACGAGCCTGTATACTTCTGGCTATACCGTCGGAAGCCAAATTAGATTTACGATACACGTTATTCACATCCTGTATCAGCCCATTTAACCTGTTCTGAAGATATTCCCTGTCCTGAGGTTTTATAATGTCAGAATTGATAATATAATCAGCATACTCGTTTATAGCCTGCCGATTGGTATCTATCTTCTGCTGCATGTACCCCATCCCCTGCATCATGACATCCATGTTGTAGGGCGATACATACTTGCCGTAATTCCTTAATATACTATATTGTGAAGCCATCCTTTATCCTTTCTTGCCTTTAGTTACTTCCTGAGCAGGATATAATCTCCTATAACTCAATATATCTCCTTGAGGATCAGCGATTAATTGTCCATTAGGACCAATCTTTTCATCCCCGAATATAGACCTTAATGTATTCATGGTCGTAGCCGTATTCCACTTCTGCTGGATCTCATCATTTACGCTATCAAAATACCTAGCCCAGTTCTCGTCAGTATTAGCCAAAGCCTGTAATATTCGACTTTGATAACCCTGACGTTGAGCTATATTCTTATCATACGTATCAGTCCAAGTCCGGGCGTTTACATCATCAGCCCAAGTCCTTTGAGCCACGTTCCCTTGTTCTACCTCATTTATATACTTACCTATATTGGAACTCATGATAGCCTGTAGGTTGGATGATAAAGCCCCTCTCTGGGAATCCGGGACATTACCCATCTGATCCAATTGTGATTGGAAAGCACGATTAGCCTCAACCATATACTGATCAGCCGATCTCAACACCGGGTCCACGGTAGGAGCGTAATGTCTTTCCAGACCTTCCGTTGTCACGGCTCCCGGAGTCATCCTGAACACCTCAGGAAAGTCAAGACCACCACCTACTATATTCCTGCCTCCATTGCCGCTGTTCGACTTACCGGCATTTGTATTGGTCTTAGGGAGTGTATTGGGGTCAATCAGCTCAGGCATATCCAGTTTAACATCAGGTTCCTCCACATCACCTATATCCATAGGACCGGGAGCCACCTTATGAGGGTCAAGTATAAAATCAAGACCTTCCATTCCTTTCATGGATCTCAATGCCTGCATCTTAAGCATATCCTCCCCAAGTATCTTATTAACGACATCCTTGTTCTTGTCAGAGAATAGTTGGCTAAAATGGGTGATACCAGCATCGTTAAGAGCCTTATGCTGTTCCTCTGTAACAACGTCTAGACCGATCATAGGGCGAGATGTGGTAAACAAACCTAATTTATTGTCTCTCATCCTATCATGATATGCGGCTTTCTTGTCTTCCGGGTAATTACCTTGACTATCCTCACCGCCAAAGGAAACGAGCGTCGTGTAATCCCGAAGCGCCTCGGCGTTGGCGATGATCGGGTTCTCAGCCGTAGCCAAGCCCATCCAGCTACTTGTCTGACCGTAGATAGCGTCTTGCAATGCCCTAGCCCTAGCGCCCTCTGAAGCTCCCATATAAGCATCGTAAGCGACCGGATTGAATGTCTTATAATAATTCAACCTCTCATCCGTATTAATACCTCCATAAGAGCCATCAGTTCCTTGGCGTTGATAACCGAAATAGTTAGGATCATTGTTGAACCTATTCTCGATCGGGCGGAAAGTTAATTTACGACCGAACAAAGACGTGCCTCCTATCTCCATCTTCTGGCGAATACCAGCCACTTTCTTAAGCAATTCTTTCTTAGCATCGGCTATATCCTCCTCCGTAAGACCGTATTCTTTCATGGATCTGGATATGATGTTATCTATCTCACCACCCTTAGCGAAATACGTATCCTCATCCTTCTTCATCTTCCGGTCTTCCTGCTCTTTGTATATGACATTAGCGAAGTCCGTAAATCTTCCCTCTAATCCATTAACGGTATCGTTGCTATCATTTATAGCCTTTGACAATACGGAGGCGTTTAAACGCCTTGTATTCTCATCATCTATCTTATCGTTTTTCTTCAGCTTCTCCAGCGCCTTTTTCTGATCATCGTAAGCCGATTTAAAACCGATCTTAACCTTATATCTATCCATTAACGTAGCGTACGTATCCTTTGGTGTAGCCTTAATACCATACGTATCCCTAATGTATTTAGCGAAGTCCGGCTCTATGGTGGTGTCATCGGTAATAACCTCCGTACCCTGCTCCAAAGAAACAGGCGTTCCCCCATCGGCGTGCTTCTGCCCCATAGCCTCCATCGGCGCCTCTCCGGGCTGCGTCACGTACTCACCCTTCTCGACCTCTACGTTGGCTTGATCTTCCATCGACTTAGGTAACGGATACAGGTACTCACCGGTAAGGCTTCCGCTATCGAACCTATTATTAGGTCCTAGATAAACACCCCCACCATCCTTGTACTGCATCTGGGATTGCCTTCTTTGTCTGGCCTCACGCTCCTGAGCCAACCTAATATTGGTACGAGTACCTTTCTCAGACGCTATCCCAGAAACCACGTTACGAGCCAATCCCATGATACCACTAATTCCTGAGGCTATGGTGGTTATCGTATTAGCTGTTTTAGCCCCAGTGGATAAATCACCATATCCCTCGCTTCTCATACGCCCTATACCACGACCCATCTGAGTGAATCTAGACCCTATATCATCAGCGCCATAGTAGGGGATGGTGGTAAAATCAAAAACATCCGTCTCGCCTGAACCGGTCTTAGACTTATCAACATCGTTAACAGTTATGTTATTAAGCGTAATACCATTGTCCTGATAATTCTCAGCTATACGCTGCAAACTACCCTTGAAGCTAGCCGGAAACACATTATCCTGATCAAAAGCATTAGCGTATTTAGTCCTCAACTGATCTGGAGTATCCAAAGAATATATCCCTAGCGGATTGACCGGCGCGGGTAATCCTTGGTTGGTATTCACCAAAGGTTCTATACCTAACCCTTGTATACCGTCCATATTACCAAGCATATACGACCCGACTTCCCCGGCCTCTTGATATTTAGGTATCTTCCTCTTGATTACATACTTGCTCATATCAAATTAATTTCGTTCTGACACAAAGATAGTTTAAAAAAATAGAGACTCATCATTTCACAACGATGAGTCTTTTTAATATCAATCTTTTAAACACGTTATAGGATTACTCCACTTCTTTTTCCACTCATGACCAAGATAATCTATAAGTTTATCATAAGTATCTATAAAGCCACCATCTATAACCCCGGTGATAACATTCTCTACAGCTACTATGTCGTTTAACTGATTCTTTGTAGCCGTATTCCTTATCCCACTCTCATGCTTGTTAAAGACGATAAAATTAATAGCCTTAGCTACCCTTGATATCTTATCAGACAACTGACTCTTGTCGCTAACCAACCTGGCGACGGCCGAACTCATCTTGATATAAGCCTCGCCAGCGGCATTCCTGTCCTCTATGAATCCATCATGCAACCATATTATCACCTTGGCGTATATCTCTGGATCCAATTCCAATGCTACCATAACAAAAAAATACGGATTTACATACCATTTCTGACCCTCCCCCTTTCCTCTTCGGTAAGCCATTCCGTATTTTTTGAGATCGGTTATCTTATTGATTTTCAATTCGTGGTTTTGTACCGTAAGATTTCTTACAGTACATATATCATTAATACTCAGCTCCCTAACAAGAGCTTTCATCTTTTCCTGAAATCCATTAGTAGCAAACAAATGATCAAGCCTTCTAGACTCCAACCCCATAGATTTACGTTTTTCATTCAAGGCTTCCATAACTTCCGTTATGCATACAAACCCGTCCTTGGACATAACAGAAATGTTCCTACCTAATAATTCCCTACTCTCTGATGATAAAATCAAATTACTTTTCATACCTTTACTAAAAGTTTTAAATTAATAAATGCGCCTATCCGCTCGTGATGAGTAGGTAGGCGCACAAATATAAGCAATACTAATATTATTACAAAATATAATAGCCTATATTATAGATAATAAAATCTTGAAATTTTACATATCTCAAATAATTATAAGATGCTAGATCCTTTTTACAAACAGTGATCCTATAGCTTTCACCAGATCGTAGAAGCCGGCACTACTGAACCCAACAGCTATCCCATACAACAATGCCTCCCACCATTCACTCCCTATAAGCAATGGAGACACCTTTAGTAGCCACGCTAATATACAAACCAGCATACCTATGACTACGGCGGATAGGACTTTAGCCCACTTATGGGTGTCAATATACGGCACTACCTTGGCTAGTTGGGTAGCTGACATCGTGACAAAAGCCATGATGCCGGTAAAGGTAGTCAGATCAATAGTAATAGCCCCTTCTGATGGGATTACCTCTTGCGCCATCAAAGCGAACGGCGTCAATAACATAGCAAATAAAAACAACAATCTTTTCATATCTAAAACATTTAATAATTTCACAAATGTAGTATTAATTTCGAGTTCTACTCATACCTTTTATGTTAAGACTTAACCCCGGTATCATATTAAGCACCAACTGCCTTTTCGCCTGTTCCTTACGCATACGCTCGGCCTCCGCTATCTGCGCCTCCGATTGAGGATCATTCTTAATATTATTGGCGATGTCCTCTATAGCTTTCTTGTTGGCGCCTGATTGAGCTAGCATCTTATATAACAGGTCTTGACCTTCCTTCTCCCACCAGCTATCCACGGCAGGATGGGAAGCCAAAGAAGGGCCGGCGGGGGCTACCGTCTCAGGCACGGGCTGATGACCTCCGTCTCCCGTACCAGAATCCCGCTGCCCGAACTCGTATCTCATTGGCTCGTTCTCCGGGACACCGTATCTGTTGGAGAACATATCGGCGAACTCAAACCGCTTCTCGTTTCTTAATGTCGATCCAAGGGGTCTTCCGTATCCTTGATTCCATGCTACGGTAGCGTCCTTATAATTCGTGGCGTTATCAAAATCAGCTTTCGAATACATATAGTAATTATATATATTGCCTTGAGCGTCCTTATCAAAGAACTTGCCTTGGTTCATGTAGTTCCAACCTAGCCCCGGTACACGACCTTGATACTCATCCACAAGATAATCCAGTTGTTGGGTCAATGTCGGTTTCTTACCATACCTGCGCTGTAGCTCCTTCTTCCTCGGTCCAAGCCATTGTTGGATGCCAAAATCACCGGCGGCTCCTAGGGCTTCGGTGTCCCCTCCGGACTCGGCGGCGATGTTCGACAGGATACCGATGGCTTGTGTTTGTGGTATTCCCTTCTTATCAGTCAGATAATCCCATATCTCATCATACACAGCCATCTTATTATCCTCTGATCTGTTTGGATCAATAACATATTTACCAGACCCGTAATCTCGCCCTGTATCAACCGGCCCTCCATCTTCCTTATTCTCTAACTTATTCTTAGACATAATAGCGTTACGGACAAGAGCCTCCTTCCCGCTTTCCGGGAGAGGACTATAATCCTTAAACGAACCTCTCTCATCAAACTTATTACCTATAGCATCCAGCGTCTTGGTAGCTATATTGACAGGAAACTCTTGATCATCGCTATAAAAATCATACACGTCGTAAACACCTAACCTCCCATCCGGACGCCTATAAATTGTAAAATTGCCAAACCCTGATAACGGGGTAAGCTCACCAGCAGCTTCGGGATAAAAATCGTACTCAGAAAAAACCGTAGGCTTACCAGATCTTACCGAATTACGATTCTTCTCAAAAACATCTACCCATTCTCTAGACTTTTTCAAAAGCTTCAGCCTACCATAAGCATCATCTGTAGCCGGCTTATCAGAGCCATATATTTCTTGCTCCGTATCATGTATTTTCTTATCTAACCTCTTTATCTCATCCTTAGTGTCACGATTGAACATCTTCTCAATATCAGTAATGACATTATCAGGAATCCGTATCTCCTTATTATTGCCATCTAGATTATTAGGTTGAGATAAAAATCTCGCCCATAGTTGATCGCTATATTCATCAACGTTAGCCTTCCCGTTTCTGCCATATATAAACTCATTGACCTTGTCAGGAAGGCTAGCATTTGAAGCCACCACATCGGGGGTGACATTCTCGTATAATCTTCTTCTTATGGCATTACCTAAGATATCTTTTAAATACGAAGCCTTATCAGATACATCCTGTCTTACATACAACGGATCATCACCAATAGGCCCACCATCCTTATATTTAACCTTGAAATCAAAATTGCCAATATATTTCTTTACATTATTGATATAATCATTATCATCAGGAGAAGCCTTGCCGTTATTCAATAACCTTCCCTTACCCATCCATTTATAAAGCAAGGCGTCGAATTTGTCTATATCATTACCTTTATTATCCTTAAAGCCACGACCGACAACCTCATTCTTGTATATAGACGCCAAACGCAACATGGTAGCTATACCTGAATTATATGGCTTTAGGATATTCTCCTTATCTATACCAAACTTATTATATATCTTCTTTGTCTCATCATTATCACCTTCTATCTTTATCTGTGTTATACCCTTCGAGTTATAAGACCTGTCATTCCATCCGTTACCATTTAACAACGACCTGAATCTCTTGGCTATATCAACGCCTTGATCACCGATAGCTTGTTTCCCTATATATCTTGCGGATACACCAAACTTAGTCTCCTGCTCGGCGATACCCATGGCAAGCATAGCCATCCTATCATAAGTGTAGCTATCGATATCGAACTCACTCATGATACGTTCCTTGTTATATGATATAGCGTCGCTATATTCCTTTATATTGCCCAGCTTATCCATTTTGGCTATATTATCAATGGCTGATATAACACCAAGGAAAGCGTTGCTAGAATTGACGCCATTCTTTGAGTCATAAGCGTTATAAATCCATTTAGGCAAGATATCAGGAGATATATCACTATTTTTTACGCTTATATTCAATGGCCTAAAATCCTTGTTTATATGAACATTATAATCATCCCAAAGTCTCTTCTCACCGGAATCCTCGCCATAAGGGTTATCCGCTATATAATTAAGCGACCCCTCACGAACGACAAACCTACTTCCCTCTTTCTCCGGAAGTGTATAAATAAAATCACCCTTCTTTATAAAATTATACAGCTCATTCCCCGTATTCCCAAGAAGCCTGATACACCCATTAGATCCTCTTCCAGCAGAAGCCTCATGATGCATAGATGACGATATATCATGATCCCACTTGCCTGTCTTAGGATCAAACCTGGCTCTCTGGAACGATTTCTGGCCATGATACTCGCCTATACCTGACACTCTTGTTATGCCGGCCGGAGTAGACATATTTCCAGCTCCGGCGATAAGTTTTTTATCCTTCGTCGTCTTGGTATAGGTATTATAATCATCGCCAGAAGCACCTACACCTATATTATTAGTGCTATAAAGAATATCCCCGCTCGGTGAATAAACCGTTAGTTTTTTATTCTTCTTATCTACAATAGCATAATTAGATTTATGATCGACGCTCTTGATTATATCCTCATCGCTCATCTTATTGATCTCAGCCTCCCTGGATATTATATCCATCAAATCATGATCCTCTTTCTCTATTGACAGCGATGGGTCTGAAACCTTTATCTTATCACCTATCTGTATCTTGTTGATATCAGGGATATCCCTATTCCACGATACAATATCGTCTAAAGATAATCCCAATCTTTTGGCTATACTCCAAAGGGTATCGCCTTTAGATACGGTATACATCTCTCCTCCATCAGCTTTCCGTTCAATCTTCTCTCCCCATAACCCATATTTCTCCCTAGGCCATATGCCGTCTATGGCATCCACATAACCAACGGGATGTTCCCCTTCCAGACGCCGGTTCCGCCGCTCGTCCGCTGGGTACAGGGCGTTGGCCAACGGCTGCGTGATATGACCCAACCCCTTATCCTTGGAACTCGACATAGCATCCACCACAGTCCGATATACAGGTCTTAATTTCTCAGGTAAATATAGCCCCGCCTCATCAACCAACTCACCGATCTTCTTATTTATACCCCTGATACTGAAATTATAATTACCCATACCGTTATTCAACGGGGACAACGTACCTCTTATCCCATTCATACCTTTAACTGCGGCTCCTCCGCTAAGGATGTCAAACTCCGGGGATACGTTTCTCAAAGGACTATCATCCATACCCCTGAAATACATAGGACGCTCACCATTGACAACCCGGTCAAGATCCTTCTTATATAAATCCTTTATCCACGATGGGATTTCCTCCGGTTTATTCTTCTTAGACATATACTACATTTTTCACAAAGATAACTATAATCTCATAAGCCTAAAAACACGAAACGGGCACATAATAAATCATGTACCCGTTTATACGCTAATGCATGTGATAAGCAGCCAAAGCCCCTTTAGCTTTCTCCCTGGACTTGTACTTAGCTGGCCACAACTTACCTGTCTTGTTACTGACCACTCGCCAATCACTCCCTACTTTCTTGATACATCCTGATTTCGGGCATTCGCCCTTCTTTTTACTGCTAGTTTTCCCTGCTGCCATAACATCAAATATTTAAAGGTATATAATCACCTCAATAAACTTTCTCATCGTTGCTAAACCAACGTACTATCATCTTGAACCGACTCTCAATGTCATTCACGAACCTAGCCAAGAACCAATCGCCACGAAGACGATCACGCCACCTCCGATGATAATCGACAGCCCTGGGGTCGATCTCCCGGCCAATGTCATTCACATCCTTAACCCATATCGGAAGATTGTTCGTATCGTCTTTGACCTCGTTAAAATAGTCATTTATATTTATCTTCTGATCAACCTCCGTCACCAGTATCTCACGGCTATCATCATTGGTTATAGGATACCTTAACCGCTGGCTCATATCGTTCTTGTCGGCGATAACCATCCGAAGCTCACCGCTGTTGTTGGTATCATTATAAAACCATGCCTTATTAAATCCAGTAGTCCTAAGGATTTGGTAATTAACCTCATCCTGATATCTTCTGGCATCCATCCGATATTGGTAGTTGGTGAGGATCTTATTCACGTACTGCTCACGTACCGGAACCTCTATAACAAACGGATATAGCTTACCATAAAATACTTGATACGATTGGTTGGTCAAACCATGAGACCATAAACCTATCTCCTGACTTTCACTTGAGTAGTTCTTTCCGGACTGGAAATAATGCTGGTGCTCGATATAATAATCAGGGGTGTAGGATAAATATGATTTCCACTCACCCTTCAGGCAGTTATATCCAACGGTGAACGAGACGTCCGTGAAATGGCTGGCGTCCTGCAACTCCACCGCCTGTCCGTTCCTGTAGAACCGGCCGCCACGGAATTGGTACTCGCTCGGATTCCCTACCGGTATATAATCTTTCTTGGTTATTAGAACCCTCTTGAACCGATTATCCCAGCCCATGGATAGCCCTATACCAAAGAACTTGTTATCGATATCATAATAAGACAACTCAGCGTCCGTATCAGCGTTATATATCCGGCTACGGATGATCTTCATCTGAAGATGCTCCTTAAACCAGTTTCTAAGCCCCGGTGTGACCTCCGTAAGATTCCTACCATTAGAATCTACCTTAAACACCTGACCACGCCTTAAATCGACCCAAAAATGCCCAAACTCGCAACTGATCATATCCCGACTCTGGGTCCCGGAATATCCTAACGTCGTATTATTATACTCAATGCCACGAGAGGCGAAAAGCCCACCTGTCCCTAGCTCGCTATTCTCCGGGGATATTCTTTCTGCCAGCACGTCTATAGCGTTATATAGTCCTACCTGATTCTCGAAGCGAGCTAGTATTTGATCCGACTCTATTCCCTTCATGCTTATAAGCTTTCCGAACGAGGTCTTGAACTCATGGTAATCCATAGGCTTGTACGACAGCCAAGGATCGGTCATGCCGTTCTCCGACACGTCGGCGGTGCTCCATATGACGCCGTTGGGTCTTTGGTAAGCGCAGTCCCAAAAATTGCTATCATACGTCTCTGGTAATGACCTGCCACCTAACGTAAATCGATTCTTATACACAGGACTCATCTTAAACACATTACCCCTTGATATAGGGACATTACGCTCCTGAGTCCATGATATATAATCCCCCACCTCCGGATAGAACCCCTCGTAAGGCTCAGGACCGGCTATACGGAAATTGCAATTGATCTCAGACTCCACAAGAAACTGAGGTATGCCATAGAAATATAGGAAGAAACGACCGCTAAGATACATATCTCCGGTCTTGCAAACCATCTCATAAGCGCTCTTCCGGCTAGGGAAAGAGTATAGCGATCCGGTATCCGTATCGGTCTTGTTAAGATAATCCTCCCCAGTATCGTAATTGACGAAATAACGGGGATACCCGATGTTTCGATAATCGTAATAAGGGAATGGTATCATGTCCCCCTGACCAAACTGAGTCAAATAAAACATAGGCATCTTCCTCTTAAGCGAGAATCTTGATATAAATACATCACCTCCAAAAACAGGTTTACGCTTATCCTTATCCATCAACCCGCAACCACCTAACGATACCCACCTGATATCCTCTATCTGCCCGTATTGAGCCGGAGAATATTTCTTTATCCTCATATAGGGGCAGGATACGAAAGATTCACGTGTCATAAAATGAGGCGTCATACCAGCCACCTCATCGTTACGAATATTACACTCATCCTGAATACGGCTGGTATCGTAACTTGAAACCAACTCCGGATATTCAAGCATATACTTATCCATACCAAATGACATGAACAATGAATGCTCACGATCGAGGTTGTTTATGATAATAGGCTTACCGCCTACGGTCTCCCCTTGCGAAGAGATATCTGTTACCGGATATAACCCGCTCTTGATATATTTAGCCGTTGACAATCCACGTAGCTCCGACGCCCCTATTTTTTGGTAAAATAAATTATAATGAGCGACAGAAGTATAATAATAAGCATAGTTCCGTCTAGGTCCCCTATCTATCAATGCCGTTAACCACTGATACCTGTACTTGCCTATATCCACCACGGACTGGGCTGTGGCCTTGGCGATACCCGTAGCCAGACGGATAGCCGTCAGCGCTATGCCGACAGGGTTGGCTAAAAAGAACACGCCTCCACCGACATATTGCTGTGAAGCCGACTGATATGTATACTCAGCTATAGCGGATATTAAATTAGCCATAGCCTCCACCGTAGCCAATGATGTTGCCATACTATAAGCCTTACTCCCTAATATCGTCCATTTAGGGTGACCCTCCACCTCCCTGAATATACCGGAAGATTTACCTAATTGATAACCATCAACAAGGCACTCGGTGGGAGCGTCAGGCTTGTTAAAGGCAATATCAGGACTTAAGAATGAATACCAGATATTACCCTTCCTGTTAAACGGATGCGTTATAAATTTCTCACGATTAATATCCTTATAGATATACATATCATCAGACAAATCGTTGTAAGGGTAATTAGGATAAAGGTTAGCCGATCCGTCGGGATCATCGTACTTAAACATATCATAAGCCAGACCGGTTCCGATAACGCTCTTATCCAACGTCCTATCGCCCCTATACAACTCATATCCTATTATAGAATCCCTTCTAGCCTTATCTATAAGACCGTTCTCTACCGCTATATCCAAAAACTCATTAACGATATCGTCATCAAGCATCACCCCCATAGGATAAATATAGGAGTCAACTCCATATTGACCGGTCAGCTGAGACGGATTACCCATAAAAGGAGCGACAGAGTTATCCGGGAACTTGTAATGACGTATAGGTCTCTGACAAAACGTGGTTGACGTATTGGGGTACTCAGCGTTACCCCCATTACCGGTGAAATAAGACTTACCCCCAACTGATTTAGGAGACCCATAGTATTTCGTCAAAGAATCTATTATGTCCTTCCTCTTTGATCCTCCCGATGATATCCCGATCTTACTTGAATCATACAACTCAAAATTAGCCGGGTACTTATTAGTAGACTCCCAATATCCGAAATCACCATACTGATATGGTCTGGGAGCGCAGTCAGCGGGTTTATCTCCACATGAGACACATTTCGCCTCATAGGTAACAAATCTCCTTAATTTCAATTCTTTCGTGAAGAAGAACACGTATTTCACCTCCAGCGGCCGAATGCCAAAACAGAACGGGGCGGGGAAGATGGCGGTGCCGGCCGTATAGAATCCGGCAAGCTCCTTCATGTCCTGCCTCATGGCGAAACCAGTGAAGAACACGCATACCGCAGGCTCGATGCAAACATATATCTTATGGAAAGTAGTCTTGTCATCATTCCAGAACAAGTACTTTGGCATCATAAATATCTTATGATCCACGTAATTCACTATAACACCTTTCTTGGCATCATTAGCCAAAGGATTAGGAGCCACGGTACCTTCCTTGTCCGAGAAAAACGTTATACGAACCTTATTGTATGATGATGAGTCGCCGATCGGATAATTATAGTTACCCATCATCTCTATATACATAATACCGTTATCAGGATCGGATAAACCACTTATGTATTTCTCATAATCCAACTCCACCCATCTGGCGTATGAGGATACATGTGGATAGAACTTGAAATAAGTCAAGTTACTTCTACCGAGCCAATTGGTCTTGGCGTCAATATCATTCTGCACAGACACACGACCTTCCCAGTCAGTAGTTATACCGGTATTAAACTTAGAATTATCACCATCGCCAAAAAGACACATGGCGTTCTCGATACCAAACTGACTCTCATATTGGGGGAAATAAGCCTCCATCGTATCCATTAACCGATCAAGCATCGTCTCCGTATGCTTCTTTCCTTCCCATCCGGAATATTGATACAAATATGTGCACTTACCCAATGACCTACCCCCTTGGAATGTAGGAAGTTGAACATCGTTAATAGTAGGATTCACGTGAGGATCACCTACCGAACACTCATTAGTACATATACCCTCATCATATAACTGCCGGACATTAGACATATCCTGACACAAGACCAAGGCGGAGGAGTCTATATCAGACGGGAATTTATCCTCATCCTGACCATCCAACCATTCCTGAACCAGATCTATGATATTCTTACCTCCACTGGAGTAATTATCGAAATCACACAATACAGAGAATTTCCTTTGTGACTCGGCGTTACTTTGTATTAAGGTGGTAGGCTCGGTCTCCGTATAATCACTAGCCAGCTTATATGTAAAATCAATCCTAGAATCCACCAAAGAGTTTTTATCCAATATAGTCCTGGTCTCTATCCTCTCGATATCATCACATCCACCAGGGAAATCGGGAGCCTTTATACCGTCTTGATCCTCTGGCAATGATATAGCAGCGCATAACTCGTCAGTAATACCTACATTAGATTCTATGATATCACACAGGTTCTCTATATTATCAGCGATATAATCAATAGCATCATCTACCGTAACATCTTCCCCCATCGTATTGATAACGAATTGGGTCTCTCCTACCGTGGCATATTCCTGCTCTACATATCTGAGTTGCTTGACATCTAGCTGATTCTTGCATTCTCCTCCAAAATCATCAAATCCCCAAGACGGGTCGTTTATGATCTTTGCCGTATTCTTAAACTGCCAAAGATGACGGCGGCTGTTCCCGGCGCACTGCGGGTTGTTCTCCAGCACCGACGCAGCCGACAGGTCGTCAGAGTTACCGTCCTCATCAACGATAACCTCCATCTCCTCCCTTGTGGCCGGACGAGGGATAAGCGGGAATCTAGCCGTCCTGTATCCTGTATTGGTAAAGAATCTTATACCCAACGGATATACCTCGTCACGCATGAAAGAGGCGTATTTAGAGCAAGCCACACCGTCTTTATACAAATTCTCCGTGGCTATAGATGTCTGCCATTTAACGAAATGACCCAAGAAGTTAACGACCGGTTGAAGATTCCATTCGTTCTCCACGGTCAAGCCGTATTGAAGAAGACGATTCCCGACAGACGTCATGCCTCTGGCTGTCTTATATACCGGTATTTCCTTGGATAACTTCTCCATGGTCGTACGCTCGCTATATTGATCCGTAAGATAATAGATAGTCCTTTCCGTTATCGGATGTATACCTTCTATGAAATACTCAAGAACCGGGCTTTGCTCACCATTAAACCCAACCGTGTTCTGTATAACACCTATCTTATAATGAGATACCTGCTTATCTATATTAGACACGGTAAGGCGGATACCCATGTTGGTTGACTTACCCCATAAACCATCGCGGATAACCATATCTTGACGATCGAATAACATGATTGGGTTGGTCAATGAGCAATATCCGGTCTTCTCAATCCCGAACTCATCGCACAACGCCACGCAGAACTGGTAGGTCCCGGCACGCAGGCTCCCCCCGAACTCCACGACCTCAGGCTCCACGCACGGGGCCGTCAGCAACGGGAACACCAGCAGCTTCTCGCAGGCCAGCCTACACCTCTCTATTGGTTTGTCATCCCCACATGTCTTATACCCATGATAATGATACCAAAAGTCACCATCATCATCCGGGTTAAGGGCCTTATCGACCATAACATATCGCTGGGGATTATATCCATCGGTCCAGTATATCACCTTCCCGCATTTCTCGTCCTTGATCTCTATATCGAAGATCGGATGATGAATGGAGAAATTAAGACAAGGGTCATCAACCCAGTCCTCTATCAGGACCTCCATCAAATCACATATCTCATCAAAACGACCATCCGACTCCTCAAGCCTCTCGCCAAGGATACGATGGATGTCCTTTCCCGATCCAGCCAATTGATCCTCAACGGTCTTGATATAATCCAATGACCGCATGAACGTGATCTTAGACGTATTATCATCCGGATTAGATAGAAAGAAATAAGTGTTATCACCAGCTATATCATTCTTATACCCAATAACCTTATAGCCATCGAATCGCTTACATAAAAGGGTACTAGGCTCGTTCTGGATCTTTAGCTGGCTTCCATCGTCACCCTCTATGGTAGCGTTCAAGGCGAAACTATATTCAGACGGGGATAGATCCTGTGGATGCTTATCCCTGTTCATCCCGGAGTCGGGAACCGCTATGTTAGAATTGTTCTGCACGATGTTATGTTTTTCGCAAAGATAACAAATCCGGCGGATAATCACTTACACGCCGGATCTTAACAAAAACTGTACGTATTATGCTAAAACATTCAAATCACGCGAATATAAAAAAATCCTCCTAACTTTCACAAGTCAGGAGGAAGACTAAACACTTAAAACGTCTCGTGGTAAAGCACAAAAACATAATAATTACGAATTTCCACCCATGTAGTTCGATTGCTTATCGGCATCCTCTACAGATATGTAAAAGAAACCGTTAGTCACGTATCTCTCATTGACATCCACAAAATCAGTAGATCCTTTGTCCACTCCTTTCTTCGATCCCTCATCACACACAGCTACCAGACTATTAAAGTCATTGGAATAACCTACGACTACACCGTGTATATCCCGATTTCGAGGATCGAATACGTACCTCATCTTATACCTATCGTAAGCTAACTCTAAAGAGCTTTTGCTTAGCCTCTCATCTAATCCGGCACCCGCTACCAAAGCCAAAACGCTCTTTGATATGTCACTCATGGTGGTATCCTTGGCCGGAGCCTTAGGCATAGAAACGCCTTCCATGACAAAATCCAACGCCTTATCTAAAAGCTCGTCGAAATCATCATCTCTTATATAATCCTTAAGCACCTCCAGTATATATAACCGGACATGGAGTTCGTTATTTACATCATTCAATGTGACCATAATACTAGTTTTCGGCAAAGCTAGATTATTCCTGCACAATAAAAAATCAAATATGTCATAAGTAAAGGACTAAAAAATAAAAAACTCCCCCATCCTCACGGACGAGAGAGCTGATAAATATTTGTATTATGAAAAAGAACAATCACTCACCTATTCTTACAATACAGTCACGAGATTCCTTGTTATAGATCATCGTGCCTACCTTAGAATACAAGGTCTTTATATTTTGCCAATTATCCTCACCATGGGCGGATACGTTGGTAGGGGCATCACCGGTATAAACCTCCTCGCCTCCGATATTGACAAAATCATATCCACGTTTCTCCATCGTACCTCCCTTATATGCCGTGAACCTGATAGTGACATTACCTTTCTCACGACCACCATACCAGTTACCGTATATACTGCACCTGATCTCAAGAGGTAATTTATCGTAATTATCGCCATCCAACAACGGCCCCATCTGGATCAAAGCGGCCTCATTACCTGATTCCATATTATCACCACCGTGGATAAGATAATCACCTACCCGTTCCTGCGTGGTCTGGTACTGTTTACTCCAACCAACCAGCTTGCCGTCCACGTCCGGGAGGCCGGTGTTATCGAAACCGGTAGCCGTGTCAAAGTCAATGCCGTCCTCGTCAGCCCAGATATACCTAAGAACAAGGTAATCGAACTCCGGGATGATCACCACCGGGACGGACTCCTGCCTGCACACGAACGTCTTCTCTTCCTTGGTTCCCTCTTTTATAACCTTGCATGTTACCTGACGTATCTCGCCGGTCTCATTAATATCAGCTGTAACCTTAACCTCAGCAGGGCCAGTACCACTTGTCTTATCTAAATGTATCCAATCATTTTTCTTTGCCATATTATCTTTTTTTTTCTTTTTAAAAAACGTATATTCGCGTCATAATCGCGGGGTGGAGAAGAGGTATCTCATTAGGCTCATAACCTAAAGATCGAGGGTTCGATTCCCTCCCCCGCAACTAAATAAATTTGATATACTTATCAAAAGCATTAGGCCACATCCGCTCATAAGACAACATCCTTCTCCTATTATCCTCAGCCAACTCCCGATAATCATTTAACGTGATCATCGACATCTTAAGCTCCTTCATAGCCCTAGCGAACTTACCCGGCTCCTGCTGAGCATATAATTTATAAGCGTCACCAGCGCCTTGTATCAAGCCATTCACGGCGGCATTCTCGAAGATCTTCATCTTGATATACGTCTCGACATAATCCTCAAGGTATCCTAACGCCGTTTCTGGTATATACGGAAGACCGTCATCGTCCTTAGGCGTAGCACGATATATGATATAAATAAATCCATCAAACCCTGTATACATAGTATTGCCGGATATAGTTATATCATAATTATCCCAATCGTACTTATCCCGATACTTGTCGGCGGCGCAATCACGCCTCAACCCACGACCTATAGATAACCTTACGGGATGATGATAATGGAAACGAACCTCGTGAGACCCTATATATATCTTCTCCGTGATCGTCTTCTCAAACTCCTCCTTACAGCACTCGGTGCAGGAGTTCCAACGGAACCCACGCTCGGTGCGCTCGACCCAGCCGATCTCGTGTTGGAGGTCAGCCTTAGCCTTGTCGCCGCCCGGTATCTCGCAAACCAGAGGCTCACATCTATAAGCGTCAAGCATGTCGAAAAAATCGGAAGGCAATACCGCCTGTTTGTTGCTGGTCTTGACAACTGCCTCGGACATGACCGCTATAACACCCCCGAACCTTTTCAAGGCGATCTCAGCCCATCTATAAACAGACGAGGTATCTATAGCCCCGCTATCATCGTATTTATGTAAATCGGCCTTGATCTCGGCCAATAAGCCCTTTATCGTCATATTTAAGTCTTTTGCACAAAGATATGTATTTGAATCATTGATACAAAAAAAATCTAGTCTACCCTCACGGGCTAACTGGATCACAAAAACTTCTACAGCTTATAAACCCATTTAACTCCAAATACCTTACTCTCCGACTCAACCTCCCGGTACAAGAACTTATACCTCCTACCTGATTCCATAGCCAACCTACACTCCCTGTTCAACGCCGGAGAAATATAGAGATGGAAATACTTGTTCCGAGGCATAAAATCAATACACGTATGTACATAAGAATATCCACCAGTTCCACGTCTGTTAATAGTACCGGTAAGCTTATTCAGATATATCTTACGATTAGGATTTATCTTATGGCACAGATAACCGATGTTGTTTATATAAACCCCACCCTCATCCTCCAGATACCTATCACGTATGACTTTCCAGATCAACGACTGGCACTCAAGG